AAAAGATTGTAAGATTATAGTTTAGTTTTGGTGTTATGAATTTAGTTTGGAAATTGGAGGGCATGTTTTTGTAATTGCTTGATATTTAGTGAATTGGTGTAAATGTCTGGTTCCTAAATAGTCACAAATATAGTGTTTTAGAAACGTTTGGCGCGTTAAACGTGACAAACAAGAGCGTTTGTTTTGAAATTGCTTTGAAAATAAAATTACTATGGCTACATTTAAAATTGTTGTTCAACATCAGAGATCTGATGGCTTCTACCAAGTGTATATCCGAATGACTCACAATCGTAGGTCGCTTTATATCAAGACGAGCAAGATGGTGGGGCAGAAGGGAATCGTGAAGGGTTCTCATGATGTGAGGGATTCTTTTGTGCTAAATTCGCTGAACCAAACTATTGAAGAATGGATGTTCAAGCTAAATAAGCTAGACATCCGTTCTTGGAGTGCTGAACAGGTTAGGGACTATCTGGAGCAAAATGATGCAGATGTGTGTTTTTCAGACTTCGCTAGAGAATACATTGGTAAATTGTCTGAGACATTGAAGCCTCAGTCTCTCGTAAATTATCACAACACCTTGAATAGTATAGAAAAATATTGTGGTTCAAAGAAAGTGATGTTTAGCGAATTGAACACCAAACTTGTGCAAGGCTGGATAGATAGTATGAAGGATTCCAAAGCAAAGAAATCGTATTATCCTCAGTTTCTTAAAAAAATGTTCAAGGCAGGTGTGGCTAAATATAATGATTATGACAACGACATCGTAAGGATAAAGGTGAATCCTTGGACTAAAGTAGAGTATCATAAGCATGCTGTTCCCAAAAAACGTGCTATCTTGATGGAGGATTGCAGAAGGATTTTTTCTGTAATTCCTTCTTCTAAGACAGAATGTTTTGCTGTGGATGTGTGTAAGATGGTATTGTGTCTTGCTGGAATTAATGTGGCTGACCTATATGAAATGAAGAAGGTTGATTATTATGATGGTATTTTGCATTACAAGCGACAGAAGACCAGGACGGTAAGAGCAGATGAAGCTTATATAGAAATGAAAGTACCTGATATGCTCATACCTACGATAACTAAGTATTTCTCAGATGATGAAGACCCATATCTATTTAATTTCCATAAAAGCTATGGGTGTAGCAGGTCGATGGATGGTAATTTGTGTCTGTTCCTGAAGAAATTCTGTGTCAACACCTTGAAGGATGTTGAATTGAAGATAACACCTTATACTTTCCGTCATACATGGGCAACAATAGCCCAAAATGATGTTGGTGCCAATTATGAAGAAATAGGCTTTGCTCTTAACCATATAAGTACACACAAGATTACCATGGGCTATGTGAAACCTGATTTCTCTAGAGCATGGGAATTAAATGAGAAGGTTGTGGAGAAGATATTTTTCACTAATGACAAGAGTAAACGCCTGGAGGAACATCATGTGCCTGTATTCGATAAGGTGGAAGAAACATTTGAACTCTGTGCTGATGCTTACTTTATGGGTGAGGTTGTGGCTCATGTGGATGGCAAGGGCTATCGGAACACAGATGAGATAATAGAGCAGCTCATGGCCAGCATAAATGATACTGTTCCTAAGAACTGCACGATACAGATTAAGGTGAAGAATATCACCAAGAACCAGACGAAGTACTTTGAACGAGTCAGGGACATAAAATAGCTATTTTGTGTTAATACAGATTAAAATTGACCCAATATAAGTTAAAATAGAGCGTTTTTGCTCGATAACCAAGTCAAGGGTAGTCTTCTCTAAAGTTGAAGAAAATTTAGAGAGGGCTACCCATTTTTTATAATTAGCCATTATTAACAATTTTGAGATTTTTGATGTTGATAGTGGTTTCTTGTTTCTCAAATTTCTCTTCCAACTGCATGAAAGATTCCTCCACAGATAAGTTTCTGGATTCATCATTATTGAACGATACAGACTGGAGTTTTGGAGCCACGTATGGAAGGAACTTTGCCACCATCGCCAGACGTCCGGCAGGCTCGTCAATCTGCATGAGATCCGTGAAAAGTGAATAGTTCTTCTCATTGATACCATTGATGTAGCCAGTAAGGGCATCACGTAGGCTTTCACGCACACTTTTGGTAACCTTATTAGGTGTGCCAGCCTTACGTCCGCCAGTCTTCTTCCTCTTTGGCTTCGGCTCATTATTATTGTCTTGTTTTACTGCCATATTCTATTGATTTTTAATGTTTACTGATAGTTTTCGGGTGCAAATATAGGAAATAATTACGAAACTTGGTGTTCAAGTTGCGGAACTTATCACAGACAGGTAAGAAAAACGCATTACTTTTGAACAGTTTAAACATTAAAATTCGAATTTTATGGGATTAATTGGAAAAATTGTTGGTGGGCTTAAAGGCTCTGCTGGCGGACTCTTAGGTGGTGCAATCTCTGCTGTAGGCGGTTCCTTAGCAGCTAAAGCAAGAAACAAGGGATATAATGATTATATCAACATGTTTCAAGACCGTATGCAACAGGTGAAGGATCATCGTGATAACTTGTATTATCAGGACCCTACTCAATCTGCGGAAAATCAAGTAGCCGTAACCAATGCCCAGAAGGTATTGGATAATGCAACAGCAACCGCAAAGAACACCAATATTGTTAGTGGCGGTTCTGATGAAGCGGTTGCGCTCAGTAAACAGGCTGCCCAGGAGCAGGTGGGTAATATCATGCAGCAGGCGGCTGTGCAAGGTGCTCAGACCAAAGAAAATGTGTGGAATACTGCTGATTCGCAGATAGACCAGATGACTAACTACATCGCCACTGCCAAAAAGGAGAAGGCTCTTTCTACAGCACAGGGGATTACAGATGCCACTGGTGCATTGGCTGGAGCTGCAAATAAATTGCCAATTTAAGGAAGGAGGTAATTATGGGATTTATATTGGATGATTTAACTCCTAAACGTCCGGCAACAGCAGCAACTCCTATTACAGATTTCCCTTCTGATAATGTGGGGCAGCCGGAGGTTGCAGTACCAGTTCAGACAACTGATACAGAACCGGGAAAGGGTACAGCCATAGATACGACCGGTATTACTGGGAATGGTGGCAAGGAATCTTTTGCCCAGAAGCCAACCGAGAAAGTTACCAAGGTTGAGCCTAACCAAGGTATCAAGATAGACTGGAGCAGACCTTATGCCGAGATAGAACAGAATCCTATCTTGCAGAAGATGAAGCCTTATGACATCATGAGGGATTACCAGAAGAATGGTGATGGAAACTGGTCTGCCTTCATGCCTTGGCTTTCTTCACTTGGTGATGCCGATAAAACTGTGGCTGCAAATGCAGCTCGGCAAAAGAAGGCAGAGAATCAAGCCAAATGGGAACAATGGGGAAATCTTTTTATGCACTTGGGTAACTTTTTTGGTACAGTTCAAGGTGCTCCATCGCAAAAAATAGAATCTGCACAAGAACTTACTGATCGCCAACGCAAGATAAGAGAGGCTACTGAGGCTCTTCGTGCCAAGGGATATAACCAAATGATGGTGAATATCTGGAAGGACCGTCAAGACAAGCAGGCACAGATGCAGGCAGAGGCTGCTGCAAAGGCAAATGAGAAACTAGCTGAATATCGTGCATCACAGAAGAATCAAACGGATGCTCTCACTCCTGTAAAGGTCGATGAAGTGACTCAATCTGCAAGACAACATTCTACAGCTGCAGACTTGAATGTTTCAAAGAAGGAGACAGAGGATGCTTTGAGAGGCAAGAAGGGAAAATTACTTGATGCTAAAACTAATAATGCCAATGCCGGAGCTGCAGATCATAAAGCTAGCGTTAACGTTAAGGGAGCGCAAGTTAGGCATATCAATTCGCAAACAGAGGGACAGAATCAGAGGAATGCCAACCAGAAGGAGGCTGATGATTTCAACACCAGGTATGTGAACGACCCTGTTTTCAAGAAACATGTGAATGAATGGGCTACACATAATGGTATGGCTATCGGTGGTAATGATGGCAGAGGTGGAACTTGGGCTAACGAGAAAAACCGCCAGCAGGCATCCGCTTACGCTAGGGCTAAGATGAAGTTAGACCGGACTCCTCCTTCTCGTAGAGGTAGGGGTGGCAGTAAAGTACCTCCTTCTCATAGAGGTGGCAGTAAGGTTCCACCATCAAGGAGAAGAAAGTAACTGATTATTAATCAAAAAAATAAGATAAGGTATGTTTGACGAGCAAGACAGACAATATTTTTATAATGAGTTCAAGAACAATGGCTATGAAGTAGGTAGCTATGATGACTTCAAAAAGGACTTGAATAACAAGGAAGATCGTGACTGGTACTACAATGAGGCCAAGAACATGGGGTATGATGTGGGAACACAGGCAGACTTTGACAAGATGGTGCTGGAGCCAGCTCCATCTACTTCTGGTGGTGGTAAGCAGGTAGATACTTCTGCTACGACTCAGAGTGTAGGGAAGAAGGCTTCTACTGAGACTAAGCCGCAGGTGGCTCAACCAGCAAAGAAACAGGAAACAACAGACAAGGAGCCTGGTCTTATTGCAAAAGCCTTGGGTATGATTCCTACTGGTGTTCAGACGAGCAACGGAACATATCAGCCATCACCAGAGATTCCTCAGCCTGTTGTAAAAGGTGAGGAAATGCCTGTGAAGGAAGAAGCTTCTTCTTCATCATCAGCTAATGCGGCTCCTGTTACAACACCAACTGGTGTGGTGAATAATGAGGGGTTGATGGATGCCAAACTTGCCAACTATATTGAGGACTGGAAGCAGAGACCGGATAAGGAGGGCGATTACTTTGCGAATATGGTTGCCGACTTGTTGGCTGATGGTACTGCCAATAGCAATGAGGAGGCAGTGAATATGGTGATGCCTGCTTTGTACAGATATGCCAACCGTTCTGCCATGGACGTTACCAACCAGGTAGTATCTTCTTTGCCTGATGATACGGTGCAGGATGCTGAGCAGAGTATCGATGCGCAATGGTATAGCCATGGCGTGCAGGATAAGTTGAACCAGGAGGCAGACAGCATGGGTATCAGCTATGATGACTATGTGGCTCATTTCCTGAAGCCAGCTATGGTGCAGAGTCTGGTGAACAAATATGGTCCGAATTATCGCAATATAGCCGAGGGCATCGCTACTCGTCTCTATGCTCACGATGAGCATGTGCAGGACAGACTGATGAATCAGGACATCAATGATGCTCTTTCTAGTGTTATCAATAAGTATGTGAATCCATCTGTAGTGGATGAGTACAACAAGGCTCAGGAGGCAGGCAGTAAGGCATTTACGGAGGGAATGGAAGGAAGCCAGTTTATTCCGGCTAATCTTCGTCTGGGTACAGCACTTGGTGCTCAGTATGAGGCAAACGAGGCCAAGGATCCTGCAAAGGTGCTTTCTAGTTTGCAGATGAAGTTTGGCAAGCTCTACCGGAATCCGGAGTTCCTGAATGATATGAGCAATGCGGCATTTAAGGTGATGCAGCGATATGGATTGAATGGCACTCTGAATGGTGATCCTAAGCAGTTCAAGCCGATGATCAATTCTGTTCTTAAAAATGAACTCGATCAGTTGGAGATTAAGGGTATGATGCCTAAGGGTAGTGCTGAGTACATCATGAAGACTGGTTTGGGTAACACTATTGTGGGTAAGATTACTCGTAAGGCTGTTCAGACGGACTATCAGAACTGGCTGGAGGATATTGCCAATCAGCAGTATCAACCTGGCTTTTGGGAGAACGTGGCTAGTGGTGCTCTGACCTTTGCAGGTGATGCCTGGAGTTATTGGTTGCCGGGAGCAGCAGGTGGCAAGTTGACCAAGAGCATGATTGCCAAGGCTGAGGGCAGACTGGCTGGTGACCTCATGGCTAAGGGCATGGAGCGCAGGGTGGCTGAGCGAGCTGCAAAGGTGCTTATCGGTAAGAGTAAGGCCGAGACTTTGAAGAGTGGAGCCGTGCATGGTGCTGTTACCTTTGGTGGTCAGTCGGCTATTTCAAAGCCTATTGATGAGGTTTATCGTACTGGTCAATTTGATGAAAATGGCAAGATTTACAATCCTTCCGTGGGTAAGGTTATCGCTAATACTTTGGGCGAGGTGGCTAAACAGACAGCCGTAGGTGCTATCATGCAGGGTGGAACCATCGCTAACATGGTAGGTAAGGGCAGAGGCTTGGCTACCAATATTCTTGCTGATGTTGGTGGAAAGGTAGTGGATTCCGGTATCATGACCGGGCAGCAGATACTGGAGCGCATGGCGCATGACCCTAACTTTAAGCCTACAGGCAAGGATGCGGCTGAAACTTTCTTGGAGAGTGGTGCTAATCTTTTGTCTATTGGTTTCCCTGGTTTTGTGGGCAAGTATGCCCGATTCAAGGATGCGAGGGAGTTTAATAAGAAGTTTGACTTCACAGATCAGGATATTGCCGAGTTGAAACGATTCGGCTATGATGGTCTTCGTGATGCCTTCGAGAAGGTGGGCATCGGGGAGTATACCGTGGTTGGCGAAAATGCCCAGCGCCTTGATGGACAACTTACCCAGAAGTATATGGACCTGATGAACGACAAGAGCGTGCCGGAGGTGTTGAAGGCTAAGATGATGGCAGTTGTAGAAGGCAAACGACCTTCTTCTTTCTCGCCTGTTATTGATAGCGAGGTATATAGAGGTGACGATGGTAAGTACTATTTGGAAACCTATAATAAGGATGGAGGCGTAATCGACCGCAAGGAGTATTCTTCTCATGATGCTGCACGTAATGATGAGAAGAAACTGGAGTATGAGAAGACTCTTGGTTTGGCTTCTGTGCTGGAAGGTGAGTTCCACAATGAGTTTACGCAGGAGCATCTTGAAGGCTTATACAACAAGGCAGCCCAGAAATATAATATGGGTGAGAAATTGACAGATGAGGATAAGGCAGCGGTTTATCTTCATCAGAATGCTGGTGCCATCAAGGAAATCATGGATAAGCAGCAGAAGGGTATTATCCTTACTGATGAGGAGCAGAAGCAGATTAATGCCTATCGTCATTATTATGACAGTGCTTTGGAGAACAGTTCTGTGATGAGGGAGTTTGTCAACACGTTTGAGGATTCCCATGGTGTGGCGCGCGGTACACTTCGTAAGGCTTTGGAGTCGAAAGATAAGAAGTATGCGCCATTAGTTGAGTCTTATCTTAAGGAACTTTACAATTCCATCGAACTGAAACGTGAAATGAAGCAGACGATGGATGATCTCTATAATACTTCACATGGTAATGAGCAGAAGAGGATTGAAGGCGAAAACCCGGTATCTCCTGTTGAGGGTTCTGCTGGTGGCCAGGAGCCTCCAGTTTCAGAGGGACCTGCTTCGTACCAAGACCGTACCAAATCCGTACCAACTCCGAGTGATGCAGAAGTTGCTGCAAACCCTGCAAACGTTTCAAACTCTTCTGCTGAGGGTGCAAGTCCTGAGACAAAGGTTGCAGGCTCTGATGCTTTTGTTATGGGACAGAATGCCTATAAGAATGGGGATTCTGAGGCTTTGCAGGCTATCGATTATAATAGTGATTTAGCTACAGGACGTTTGAAGCGTGCTTTTGCTGACAATGAGAAGATGCCTGATATTGTAGCCAATGCCTATAATGAAGGTAGAGATATGGAGCAGTTTGTGGCTCAGCGTGCAAGTAGTTTGACTCCAGCACAAAAAGAGGCTATCAGTAAGTATGTAGAGGCAATGGATGCCAAGAAGGGCGCTATTGATGCTCTGCAGCATGCCGATGATGGCTATGGTGAGGCTTTGAAGGAACAGCTCTGGCCATACCAGACGGAAGACGGAAACATCATGCCAGCTACTCTGGATAGCGGAAAACAGGTATTCCTGAAGAAGGCTAACGAATATGGTGGAGCCTTTGTTGTCGTTCCAGATGAGCAGGGACAGCCTACAATTAAGCAGGTATCTAATGCCGAGATTAGAGAGGTGGGCACTCCTGTTCCTCTTGATGAATACATTGAGAGTTCTTTGGCTCAGCAGAAGGATGCAAGAAATAAGCAGTTTATCAGCCAGTTTGATGGCAGCGGTTTGAAGCCGAATGACCAGGTTACAGTTGCCATGGAGGAGGGTGATGCTAATATCAACATGACCTTTGCCGGATATAGCGAGGACGGAAAGATTGTGCTTACTGATGGTAAAGATTATCTTCCCCTGTCTAAAGAAGAGTTTGCTGCATGGCGCAAGAATGCGCTTGATAACACAATTAATGAGCACTTGGATCGAGAGGATGGTGAGCGTGAAATAGCAGAGTTGAAGCAGGCTGAGGCTGATAAGAAGGAACGATTTGCCAAAGGCATCGTGGGATTGAGCGAGGGACATCCTGATTATTCTTCAAAAGATACAGACGCAAAGGTGGCTGCTGAATATTTGCAGGAGCAGTATGGTGAAGACCATGGCAAACTTTTGAATCTGGTTAATGGCAGCCGTGATGACATCAAGACTCAACTTGCCAACAAGAGGAAGGCTGCTGCTGAATATCAGAACTGGCTTGATACAAATGCCGATCTTGACCCGGAAAAGGCTAAGAAGGTGGAGGATGAGTTGAGTCTGGCTAATGAACAGATTGCTGATCTTGATGCTCGTTTCAAGAACTGGAATACTATCCGCAACAGCGTGATGACTCCTGATGAGGTGAAAGCAATGACGGAGGAGCGCAAGGCTGAGGTGGAGAAGGCTGGTGTTGATGAAACTGCCATCGTGCCATCTGATGATTTCCATGTGCTCGTACTTGATGATAAGGAATTGAAGAAGCAATATCCAACTATGGATGAGGCTACCGACTATATTACCTCTCAGCGCAAGGACATCTATCATACCCAGGAGGATGTGGAACGCAAGATAAATGGTGTGAATGATATGCTGGATCAGTATATCAATGGCGAAACAGAGCTGGAGCCTAACCAACTTATGGAATTGAATACAACAAAGGCTCAGCTGGAGGCTCAGCAGACTAATTTGTCTGTTGCAGCAAAGGGTTTGAAGGCTCAGGCTAATAAACTCAGCAAACTTTATAAAACAGAAGTTAGCCAACAGGAAATGGAGGAACTGGGTATGACTCCTTCTGAGCAGCGTAAGGTTCTTGTGTCTGATGCTATCAAGAAGAATGACCTTGGAGCAATAATAAAGATATACAAGGATGCCTCTGTTGATATTACGGACTTGACTCCTCAGACTCTTGAAGAGGCAGTATCAGAATATTTGAGTCCTCATAGCTTGAATCCGGAATCTCTTCAATATGAGTTGGGCAAGAGTAATTTTAAGTTTGGTATTGGCAAGGGGTATGATTCTAATAAGTTCAATTATCTTATTGCCAAGAAAGGAACTGGTATGTCGGTTAACGAATTTGCTGTGAAGGTATATAATGACCTTCCTGTAAACTTGCAGGATATGGGATATACCGACCAGGATGTTCGTAATACCCTTCTTGATATGTTCAAGTCTTATGACAGCGTGAAGGAAATGAAAAATGTGGCTCTGATGAACCGCATAGCAGCTGCAGAAGATGAACTTGCAAGCGAGGAAGAGTATTATGAGGCACAGAAAGAGCGTGAAATTATCGAAAGACAGGCAGAAATTGAGAAATATAAATCGTATATTCACGAAAAAGCGTTATCTTTGCCATCTGAAAGCGAACTTGATCACATCAATGGACTTGAATTTGACCGTATGATGGAGATTGAGGATCGTGAACGAGAGTACAAACAATATGTCAAATCAATTTTACCAGAATTAGCTGATTATGATGACAGAAGCAATGAAGAAGGATATGGAGGAGGCAGTAGCCTGGGTAGCGACTCTTCACGGAGAGGAGTTGATGAAGGAAATAGCCAAGGCGAAGAAGTTGGTAACGGAGAAGCATCTTCTGAGTCCGAGATTGGAGAAGGCTCTGATAGCGGACGCAAATGGCGACAAGAGACTGGCAGCATGGAACCTGGCGAAGGCTCAGCTGTTCGAGGCTCACATCTACCGCAAGAAGCATCCTTCGGAGAACGTTTAAAGAGTGCCATTGCCGAAACTGAGACCGAACCAACAGAGGCTCAGAAGAAGGCAGGAAACTACAAAAAGGGTCATTTGTCCTTTGGTGGCTACGATTTTACCGTAGAAACACCAAAGGGCGTGACTCGTAGCGGTAAGGACGAGCAGGGCAAGCCTTGGAGCGTGACCATGCATGATACTTATGGCTATATTCTTGGTAAAATTGGCGTTGATGGTGACCATATTGATATGTTCATCAATGATGCTGCTGACCTTGATACTTTTGATGGTAACGTTTATATTGTTGACCAGGTGAACCAAGAGACTGGTGAGTTTGACGAGCATAAGGTGATGTATGGCTATCCTTCTGAGGAGGCTGCTACAGAGGCTTATCTTGCCAACTACTCCAAGGGCTGGAAGGGACTTGGTAAGGTTACTGCTGTGTCAAAGGCAACCTTCGATAAGTGGTTAGAGGCTAGTGACCGCAAGACTAAGCCATTTGCGGACTATGCAATGGTGCAGAAGGAACAGGCGAAAACTAATAGTGATTTCATTGCCCAGATGGAATATGATTACGAAAATGATATTCACCCATCTGAGGAGGATAAGCCTAAGATGCAAAAGTTTGTTGAACGTTTGCTTAATTTCCATTCCGATAAGGAGGACAAAATAGATTCGGGCTATACAATCTTATCTTCTAATATTCAAGGTGATAAGCTATATCCTAATGAAAAGAAATGGTTTGGTACAGGAAAATACCGTAAAGGCGTATCTTGGGTAGATAAGCAGAATAGCTGTGCTTATGAAGTCAATCCTAGATTTAATAAGCGTGGTTATCTTTCTGCTGTTGGGGTCCATAAGATAGTTCCTTTAATGAAATTTGATCGTGATGTGAAGGAGGTGAAACCATCTGAAATGACCGAGGCACAGAAGGTGGCTTATGATGCCGTATCTACCATGCTTAAGAAGGCTGGCATCCCTGTGAAGGTTGTTAGCAATGAGGATATGGTGAAGGTGGCTGAGGCGCAGGATAATTCCTTGTTTGCGAAATACAAGGATTTGGATAGACAGTTGAAGGCTGTTGCTGAGCCGGGAGTGAAATTCTTGCGTACTTATCATGGTAGTGGTGCTAGCTTTGATAAGTTTGATTTGTCGCATGCCTTGGAAGGTGAGGGTAGCGAGACTTTTGGCCATGGTGTGTATGTGACAAATTCGGAGAAGATAGGCTCAGAGTATGCACAGCGAGCTAAGGATAAGAAAGCAACATTTGGCTTTGAGTTTGTAAATCCACAAAGTATGTCAAAACTGGCACAGGATATGCTGAAACATTATATGTATAAGCATCAAGATGTGGCAAAGGGCTTGGAGAATGCACGTAAAGATTTGAAAGATGTTATAGGAAAATTCCCTGATACAGATTATCTGCAAGAACTAAACGAAATTCTTGCAAAGGACGATGATAGCATAGCTATACCAAGTAATAGAGCATATCGATACGATGTGGATATTCCTGATGATAATGGCAGCAACTATCTTGGATGGAACGAATCTCAGAATTTTCCATTGGAAAAATGGTATAGACTTTGGGAAATAACCCACAACGGTTTCAGTGAAAACGAGTATTTTAATGATGGTGGAGCGAGATATAATGATGATAGGATTGAGCGTATCCTTCAAATGAAACTTGAATCTCCTGAGAATGGTATGCAGAAACTTCCTACATTAAAAGGCGAAGACCTTTATCGTGCTTTGGAAGATTTCTTTAACCGTGAAAGACCTTCGTATGGCGCTGAATTAGCATCAAGGGCTTTGAATGAAATAGGCTTTGTTGGTATAAAATATCCTGCTGGCATGATTCATGGCGGTGCAAAGGAAGGTGATTATAACTATGTGGTCTTTGACGAGAACAATGCCAATATCGTGGGTAATACCAAGTTTGCGCAGGGTAAAGGTGTGGTTTATGGCTACACTGATGGCAAGGAGATTGTGCTGAACCAGGAGCATCTGAATCCTAATACTCCTATCCATGAGTACCAGCATCTTTGGCGTACTGCTGCCAAGAACATGAATCCGGAACTTATAGAGCATGGTGATAAACTCATCATGCAGACCCAGCTATTTTCCGATTTGAAGCAGGATCCTAACTATAATCATCTGACAGATGAGCAGATTTGCGATGAGGCTTTTGCTCGTTTGACAGGTGAGGACGGAGCTGCCATCCTGGAACAGATGGCTAAGGATGCTATCAAGGAGAATCCGCTTGATACAGCCAAGGAACTTAGCGTTATCAATAAGTTGAAGGAGTGGCTGAAGAAGTTCTGGTATTGGGCTCTTGATACATTTACGAAGTGGAAGCCTGAGGACATTAAGAAAATGACCTTGGAGGATATTCGTAATCTTGTGTTGAGAGACTTGGTGAATGGGGTGGACCCACGCAACGTGAAGTCTCGTATGACTAAGGAAGATGCAGTTTCTCTTCGTAAACAGATGGCAGATAATGCTGAGCAAGAACGGATTCTAGAGCATACGGAAGAAAACTGGCTGAAAGAATTTGGCAAGGATAGCCGTGTTACTACTCCTATTGGAAGTATCAAACTTGGTGAAAACCAATATAAGAAGGCAGGAAGAAACGACCGAATCAAAAGATTTGGTTTGTTGAAGCCTACCCTGGAGCGTCCTGATGTTATCCTGGAGAAGTCTGCACCAAAAGAGGGTGCGGAACGACAGACTAAATATCTGTTCATAAAATCCTTTAAAAAGGCTGATGGAAACAAGATTCTGAACTATGAATCCATAACAGTAAAGCAGGGTGAAGAGGAAGTGGCGATTAGCGCACATCAAATAGATCCTTCGAAAGTTTTGAAAGAATTGACGGAATCAAAAGTGCTATGGAATCGTTTCAGAGGCGATTCTAATTCCTTGGGCGAGAATCAAGGTTCGGCATTAACTCCATCCGCAAATAACCCAAGCGGAAAGGATAGCGTCCTGAATCCTCATAGCGATGCAAATATAAGAAATAATATCGAAACCACCAAGGGAAATGGTGGAAATTTATCTGTGGAGGAAAAAATAAAGGCTGTATCTCAGCAATTTGGGGTTGATGAGGCAGATGTGGCGATGTACGCCAATGCAGTTAAGAAGGGTTCTACTGCTGAGGCTGCACGTGCCAGAGCCAATATCAAACGCCATTTGTTGCAGGCAAATGAAGATAAGATTTCCTCATTAAAGGATATTATTAAGTACACCAAACCTATAAATGAAGCCTTGAAGGAGAACTTTGGCGACCTTGATGCTATGATCGAGGAGCGCGTGAAGCAGGTGGAGGCGCAGCGTAACGCCATGGAAGCCGCTAAAAAGAGAGCAGAGGAAGAGGAAGCCAAGCGACAAAAGCACTTGGAGGAACTTTCTGTGATTCCTGATGATCAACTTGACAAGCAGTATATGGATGCTCTTGCCAAAGGTGATGATGCTACAGCCAGGGAAATGCTTGATGAGGCTGCCAGACGCAAGGGCTATGATGATACCGAAAGCGCATACCAAGGTGTAGGTGCATGGGCTGCACCGGGAAACCCTGGGTATGAAAGTGACAAGGCGAGACGTGACGATTGGGAATCCAGTGGCTCGGATGTGAACCTGGAGGATATTGCCTTGGGCTATGCTCCTCAGCCTGATGATTACTTCTCTCACCCTGAGCGTTATTCGCAGAACACTCCTCATGGATTGGAATCTGTGAAAGCTATCAATGAGGCTATTGAAGCTATTAAGAATGGTGAGAAGGATGTTAAGGTGAAGGTTTATCGTGCCGTTCCTACTTCGGTGAAGGAAGGCAAGTTGCGTAATGGTGACTGGGTTACTCCTTCTAAGAAATATGCCGAAATGCACGGAACAAACCGTCTGGAAGGCAAATATCGTATCATCGAGGATGAAGTTCCGGCTACTCAACTGTGGTGGGACGGTAATGACGCAAACGAGTTTGGCTTTGATGATGGCAAGGCATATAAATATAAGAATGCCAAGAACAACAGAAAATTGAACGACCTTGTTACCTATGATGATAAGGGTGACGTTATTCCTCCTTCTAAGCGTTTCAATTCTCGCAAGAGCGATGTGAGATTCATGTTTGCTGGCGAGAAGGGTGCGGCTGAGGCTGACAAGGCTGAGGAAAAGACCTATCGCATGGATAACTTGAAGGTGGCAGAGGAGATGGAGCGAGGCAAGAAGAATGCCAAGGCCATCAAGCTGGCTACCGGATGGGAACGTGGTGCCGATGGTAGATGGAGATATGAAATGCCGGATGCTAAGATTAAGGATATGAAGGATATTGGCGGTGGTAATATTGTTAAGCGTTTTGATGACGATATGCTTTGGAATGATGGTAAACTTACTAATGTCATTGATGCGCCTGGACTCTTTGAGGCTTATCCTCAGTTGAAGGATGTGCGTATTGATACGGATGCCATTATGAACGATATGCCTTCAAATGGTAATTATAATGCCAAGACCAACACCATTACCATTCATGCTGATGAGCTGAAATATATGAATAGTATTTTGAATCACGAGATTCAGCATGCTATCCAGTATATAGAGGGCTTTGGCAAAGGTGGATCACCTGAACAAATGGAAAAAGAATTTAAGGAAGCGCAAGACGAGTGGAAGGCACGTGCTTATGCTCATGAATTGGAAGAAAAGGCCAAGGAAATGGGAGGTGAGTATAATCAATCGGAGGTAGAAAAAGCCCTTGTTGAGGAATATAAGGATTTGGATATGTCTGATGAACTTCCTGATAAAGAGACACGTATCAAGGGGTTCAATTACTTTGCACGTGGCTATGCTGATAGAAGTATGGATGATGCCATCAAACGTTTTCGCCTGAATGAAAGTACACGTTCTGACTTTGATTCTTACAAAGAATACCTAAAGTTGGCAGGTGAGGTAGAATCGAGAAATGTGGAGAAGCGATTGGGTATGACTGATGAGGAGCGCAGAAACTCATTGGCTGAGGAGACTGAGGACGTGAACCGTGACGAGCAGATCGTGATGAATGGGAATGATGCTAGCTATAGCATCGTGAAAGACCCTGAGACCATCAAGAAGCTGGATAAGGAAGATACGGTGAAGGTTTATCGTGCCATGCAGGTAGGCGAGGATGGAAAACTCTATCCACCGATGGCTGCAAAGGTGAAGGGCAAGTTTGTGGAACCTATCGAACTCGGTAAATGGGAACAGGCAGACGAGCGACCAGAGCTTGCTGATGATAAGGGTATGTTTACTCTTAACAAGGGCAATGGAAAGTCTCTTAAGGCAGCTTACAATCCTTATCTTCATACTTCTCGCACTCCACTGAATGACCAGTTTAGCGAGGCTCAGAATCGCCCTAATATCGTGACCGTAGAGGTTGAGGTGCCAAAGAGCGAGCTGACCAGTGGCTACAAGGCTGATAAAGCCAAGGATGCCGTGGGTGAAGTAGAGTGGAAGGCTGGTATCATACAAGGACAGCTGACAGGCAAGCGAAAAGTGGTGCTTTCTCGTTGGGATAAGCCTGTGCGTATCGTGCCTGACAGCGAGGTGGCTGATGTTATCGTCAATGATATGTTCAAGGGCAAGAATATCACTATGCCTTCGAATGTGGTTACTCCAAGTCTGAGAAAAGAGTTGGAAAAGCGAGGTGTGCCGTTTGTGGAGACCGACAACAGAGGCAGAATCGTAGGAGGTGAGAATGATGGTGTGCATTATTCTAAGGTGTATGGTAAAAATGCACAATCTCCTATCTTGGAGCAGAAGTTGAAGAAGCATCCTGATTCTCTGATGAAGGCTGGAACCTACTTTAGCGGTGGCGGACTGGTTGAGGAAGGACTGAAGGGCATTATTGACCCAGTGGTTGCTGTAGAGTATGACCGGAAGATAAGCGGTGTATATCGCAATAACTTCGGGCAGCATATTGTTACGGCTGACGTGAGAGACGTGGATCCGAAGGAACTGGTGAAGCATATTGATGGTGAGGTTGAGTATTTCCATGCTTCGCCTGTATGCAAGAACTATTCGCAGGCCAAAAGTAATAGTGGCGAGGTGGAGCTTGACAAGGAGACTGCCAAGAGTACTGCCGACTTCATTGATGCCGTGAAGCCGCGAGTGGTGACTATCGAGAACGTGAAGGGCTACAAGGACTCTGAGGCGATGAAGATTATCACCCACGCACTGGATAAAAACGGCTACACATGGGATGCTGACGTGTATAATGCCGCAGATTTTGGTGGCTACACCAATAGGGAGCGACTGATAGTGAGAGCCGTGAAGGACGGAGAACTGCCTGAGAAGCCTAAAAAGCAACCACGCAAGGGTGGATGGCTTGAGGCTGTGGAGGATATTCTTCCTACTCTGACGGTGAAGGAAAGCGGTGTGGCTCCATGGATGGATGCCAGACTGAAGGTTGATGGTATCGACTGGCAGAAGGTGGAGAAGCCTCTTTACGTAATGGGCAGTGCCTATGCCGATGGCAAGATTCCTCATGCCTATGGGGATGAGATTCTGCCAACGCTGAGAACCAAAAGCGGAGACGTAATCATCATGCCGGGTGGAAAGGTTTTGCGTGCTGATGGCAGGGTGCTGGCGAGAATTACCGGGTTAGGCGATGACTATCTGCTGCCTAAGACGGAATCTTTGGCACATACCATCATTGGTAATGGTATTCCGGTGCAGTTGACCCAGGGCGTGATTGCTCCTCTGCTGAATAAGGATGACTTGTCGGGCAGAAATATATTGGCACGACTTGGCAGCTCTATCTTCAAGAACAACTGGGATGCAGACAAGCAGAAACAAGTGAGCGACCAGATAGTGAACACTGCCAACAAACTGGGTGGTGCTGAGGCTACGGTTTACACTTCTGTGGATGAGGTTCCAGATGCTTATCTGAGTGATGTGAAGAATGGGGCTACCGGATGGTATGACCCTACTACACACACGGTGCATGTTTATCTGCCTAACTGTGCTGATGCCAACGAGGCTGAGAGAACGGTGCTTCATGAAAAGATAGGCCATGAGGGTATGGAAGTACTTCTGGGTGGCGAAGATAGCGTGAGAAAGTTCGCTAACTTCGTTTATCGTTCCGTAGGTAAGGATGTTCGAGGCAAGATTATTGACTTTGCCAATAAATATGATCCAGACTGGAAGAACCCTGACCGCATGAATGTGGGAACGCAGGAGTATATCGCCCGACTGGCTGAGGAGGGTCCTAAGACTGCTGAGGACTTTTCTCTTTGGACCAAGATCAAGCATTATCTTATCAAGGTATTGAAGAAGCTGGGTATTCGTGTGCCGGGACTTCTGAATGACAAGGATTTGAGATACTACCTGATGAAGGCTGGCAAGGCTCTCCATGTATGGGACAATATGCCTAAGGAGAAGCAGGAAGCCATGATGAAGCAGGCTAGCAATGCTGAAATCAAGGATGCGCTATCTGATGGCGCTGGTAAGGGTAAACCACGCCAGAAGAAGGGCGAAAGCACAATTCAATACATGAAACGTGTACAGGAGTGGCGCAAATGGCAGAATGCACGCGAGGATGAGAATGACCCTGAGCCTCCTATGTTCTATGACATCGACAAGGATGAGGCAGGCAAGAAGGAATGGGCACAGCTTAATAAGGACTGGCGTGAGCGACACCATCTTGCAGGCGAGGAACCTATGGGGATGCCTATCCGTATGGAAGGTGAAGAGGATGGTGCCTACATGACTCGTATTCACGAATATGAGAAATGGAAGGAAGCCATGAAGGACCAGGAAGACCCTATGCCTGATATGTTTGCCTTCGAAAAGAAGAAGCAGGAGGAGGTGAAACGCAAGTATGAGGACTGGTTGGCCAGACATGAGCTTCTGGAGCAGCAGCAAGCAGATTTGGACTTGTATGAGGGTAAGATTTATCCGGCAGAGACCAATCCGAAGGCTGATGCACTGGAGCAGCAAGTGATGCAGGACTTGGCCGAGGTGACCAGTACGGACGTGAGCAAGGAGGGCGCTGCCAAGACCGTGAAGCATGCCGTGATTCATAGACGCAAGAATATGGAGGAGGCCAGTGCAGACGATGCCATCTATATCAATGATGTGAAGAACAGAATAGAGAAGATGGCAGATAGCGGTGCTTTCGACAAGTTGCTTTCTGACTACAAGGGCAAGCCGAACCGGGCAGAAAAGCTGGCTGAGGCTATACCTTATATAATAGAGGCTCCTAGACGTTTGCGTGACCTGGCACACGATTTGAACGCTACTGGTGCTTTTGACAAGGGACATATCCATATCCAGCCAACTGATGTAGAGGCTATCCAGCCTTTCGTGGCAGACTTGATTGCTCAGACTGGAAAGAGGCATACCGAACTGAAAGATGGCAAGGAAGTGGAGGTATATGATGATCCGCAGGCTGTTGGTGAGGTGGCTAGCAAGATGGCACAGACCATCAATGCCAATCATCAGGGCGAGGAAGGTTTTGTGCCTATAGATGGTTCAGATATTCTGAGCGAGCATGTATTGCCACTGGTGAAGCAACAGATTGTGCCGAAGGGCATCGATTACAAGAATCTCTCTCCTGAAATGAAATCAGCCATTGACTCCATCCGTGACTGGTATAACTATACTTACGACTGGTTGATGGATAATCATACTTTGAAAGCGGGAACTGGCTATAATGTTGACTATGTAAACCATATTTGGGATAAGGAAAAGTCTGACAAGCGGTCTTATGCGATGTATGTGGAGAACAGACAGCGAACGAAGAGTCCTAATGAGAAGCCGAGAACCATCAGTACTTTGATGGAGGGTATCAGCGTGGGGCTTGTGCCTAAGACTACGGACATCACAAAGATGATGGCTTACTACAGCAGAAGCAATATCGAAGCTTGGGTAAACAAGACGATGCTGCAGGAGTTGAGTGGATTGAACGTGATTGAGCGGAATGAGGATGGAGAAATCGTTTCTTCTGACCCACTGCTTTCTTCTACGCCTCCTTTTAACCTGGAGCAGTATAAGTACTTTGAGATTCCGGGTTTGGGTCCTGTATGGGTCTATAAAGGAAATGCAAAGGATTATACTATACCAAATATCATCACAGGTAAAAAAATCCTTCTTTATCGCCAGAAAAGTGCTGCTAAACGATTTGGTGTTGTATTTGAACAATATGAAAGTTCACCATTTTGGGAAACCGTTGACACTTTGGCTTCAAGTGCCAAGAAACTGGAGCTGGGCTTCAGCGGTTTCCATGCCGGAGCCTTGACGGAGGTTTATATGGTGCAGAACATGGTGGAGTTTGGACCTAAGAAGGCCATGGCCAACTTTATGAAGTATATCTTTGTAGATACAGCCAAAAACCATGAACTACCTTGCTTTGCCAATCCTGAGGATTTTCAAGAGGCTGCTAGCCATCTGGTGAAGTTCGGAGCGACCAACGACTATGCTGCAGCGGATGTACAGAACATGTTTGACAACATGCGCGATGTGATGATAAAGGTGCAGAAGAAGTTGAAGGACGGAAATAAAATTTCCGGAACGGTGGCTTTGGCTACTATGCCATTGAAGGTGGCAACGCAGATGCTTTCGCTCATCAACAAGGGCATGGATAGAGCCTTGTGGGATTTCCTTCATGACGGACTGAAACTTGCTACCTATCGTATGAGGGCAGACAAGACCAAGGAGCGTGCCAAGGAGAAGGGATGGACTGAGGAGGAACTGAACCGGGCTTTGGACGAGGACGGACAGTTTGTGAACGATATGTTTGGCGGTCAGCACTGGGATGTATTGGGAGCCAGCCATCGAACTTTGCGTTATGCCGGAAGAGTTCTTCTTTCACCAGACTGGAATGCTTCTACCACACGTCACTTCCTGGCATTAACCGGATATGGTTCTATATGGAATGAGGCCACCTTTGAAAACTTCAAACAGTATTACAAGAGGCTCAAACATAAGGAACTTATACCGGAGGATGAAGGCAGAAGAAGCAGACAGATTTCGGCTTTGCTCTGTTATGGTATCGGATTCATGGTATTTTATGAGGGTATTGCCAATGGCATCAATGCTGCCTTCCGTGCCTTGGACGAGGAGAAGGAACGCAAAAAGGCTGAGGAGATCAGAAAGACCAACCCAAGCTATAAGAGTATGTATGAACTTGCTTATCCTGATGGTATGAAGTGGTATGACTATCTGATGCGTGGAAATAGCCTTGGTCAACAGAGCAAGATCTTTATGGGCAGATATGCGGACGGAACGGAAATGTATATCAGACATGGTAAGCAGTTCCGTGAGGTTCCTGAATACCTCTTCAACCATAAGGGTGAACTGGAGTTCCCTGGACCTATGGTACAGCGAATGATAGGTAAGGCTAACCCTATGGTGAGAATGACCTTGGACGACATAAACTATCTGAGCGATTTCCAAGCCAGCCATGCGGATCAGGAGATTCAGCGCAAGTATGGCAAGGCCATCGGACTGCTTTATAAGGATGCTTTGTACTGGGCGCCTTTCCTGATTCCTAGTCAGGAGAATAAGGAGTTCAAGGCTGTGGATTTCTTCTTCCCATCATCGAAGGGCTTCTCTCCATGGAAGGCGCAGAGCTACTTCAAGGACTTTATCCTTAGTGGTGATATGGAGGGCGTGGTGATGACTTATCAGAGCTGCCAACGCAACGGTATTGATGCTGAGGCTCAGATTAAGGCTGCCATCGGCAGTGTGAAGGCACTGGAGAGTGCAGAAATGAATGATGGCGTGACTTCGCTGCAGGTGGCTTGCAAGCGCTTTGATGCTGCAACGAGTATCACGGAAAAGAAGAAGATGCGCCAGAAGATGAAGAAATTCCTCTCGCAGAGTGATTACAAGGCTTTCACCCAGAAGGAGGCTCTGGACATGGTGCAGGGCTATCTGAATGGTGATGAAGACTTGAAGGAAATGGAGAAGGCTGAAAGCAAGTACCTGATGAAGGCTAAGGCAGAGGACGTGACGGAGGACTGGAGAATACAGAACGTCTGGAACGGAACCATGGAGACTTATCAGGAGTATCAGCGTTTGAAGGATGTTGATAAGGCGAAGGCAAATGCCTTTAAGAACAGCAAGACCAACAAACGGCTGTTTGCGGCTAGAAAGGCTATCTCTGCTGCAAGAAGGAAGATGAATAAAGCTAAGAAGCAAATGGATGGTACAAACGATGCTGCCAAACTGGTAGAGATTCGGAATACCAGAAAGGAGCTGCTTGAAAAGCTGAACGGAATGGAGTAGCCTTCGGGCTACTTCACTTTAGGAAATGTTCTATATTTCCGAAAATAGGCATTGGCCAATTCAATTGTATGTTCTATATTTCTACAAACAGAAAAAGGGACTCGCTTCACAGCGAGTCCCTTTTTGATAGTCGTAAAATTCTAAATTCCAAATAAATTTTATTTTTAACAAAAAGATAAAAATCGTATTTTGAAAATTGAAGATGTTGGAGCAATGTTATCCGAGAGAAGTACCAGATGCTTTATCTGGTTCATTTTTTGGTGTTGCCCAGCGTATGTAATCAGCCATGCTGTCATCCATGCGCTGCTGCTCACTCTTCGGATTCTCCTTCTTTTCCTTTCCCCAAAGGCGTCTGGCAATATCATCCAAACACCACTGCCAATCGTCTCGAAGAGTGATGACCTTGGAACTTGGCATGATGGTGACATCTGCCTTTGGTGGGTCAATATGCTTGGTGTTGCCATCCTTATCGGTCTCCTCCTTGGTACTGAGAGAGGCGAAAGGCACGTTATTGTCGTTAAGGAACTTCTCCACATCCTCCTTCTTGTTGTCGCAGAGAAGAATGCAGACGGAAACCTTATTTTTCTTCAAGGTGGTAAGGGCTTCTTTTGCCTTTCCTACCAGAGATAAGTTGCCTTTATCATCTTTAGTAATGACGCAAGCTTCATGTACATTGATTGATTTACCCATGATTTAAAACGTTTTAAATTGAAATGCGGAACAAAAATAAGGAGAAAATATGAGAAAGTAATGTTAAGTTGCGCAACTTATCACTAATAAGCGAGAAAAATGCGGTATTTTTGGCGAAAAATTAAGAATTATGGTTGACAATCATGTAATAAATGACATATCGAACTATGCAGAGCCAGGACCAGACTCACTTGAAGGAGTGAGTCGGGAGCGGTTTACGCAGAGCGAAAGCAATCTTCTGTTGCTGCAATGGGCTTGCCAATACTTCTATGATGGTGCAGAACTGAGAAAGAAGTGGAAGCGAGCGCAAGACTTTGTGATGGGAAGACAGTTGGAAGAGCTGATAGAATGGAACGGAAGAAAAATTACCATCCGGCAGTACATGGAAATGAAAGGTATGCCTATACTGGAATACGATGTAATCGGAGACAAGCTTCTTTCGCTCGTTGGTCTTGTGCGCCAGCAGCGCAGTACTGCTACATGTAGTGCCGTGGATCCAAACGAGGAAGACTACATCAGCTTCTTTAACGAATACCTTCGTCAGAACGACAACTTGAACGACAGGCAAGAGTTAGATGCAAGAATGTTTTACGCCTTCTGCTGCTTTGCCTTTATAGGCATGAAAACCTATTATGGCAGGAGGGATGGTAAGAATGGCATCTTTGACTATTCTGTAGACATCTTTAAGCTAGCTTTACCACCTTTCTTTAAGTATGACCTGAGCGATGTAGAATTTATTGCTGAGGCTCATGATTTAACTTGGCGAGAGATTATTGCTACCTTTACAAATGGAAGCAAGGAAGAGGCTAATAAACTCAGTGAGATCTATCTACAGACGCAGCACCATTTTGCGCCCGAACAGACTTATCACCCGACTGGTGAAGCCCAGTATGCCGGAATAGATGATTTCACCCATTCTTCAGTAGTAGGCAAGTACCGGGTATTGGAAATCTGGACAAAAGAAACCAGACCAGCTATTTGGGTACATGACTGGGAGAGTGGAGATTGCGGCTATGCTTCTCCTGACCAGCGAGCCTTCTATGAGGAAAAGAAGCGCAAGATAGAGGAATCCAACATCATGAAAGATGAAAATGGCCTACCTGTGCTCGATGAGAATGGTGAGCCTATCTACTATGTGGACCCTTCTGAACTTAAGACCATCGAAATTAAGGATGAGGCTGAAACCTACTGGTTCAGAAGATATATCACACCGAATGGCTATCTGCTGGATGCCAGGGAATCACCATACTATGTGCTCAGGGACGGATTCAGAACCTCTATCCATCCATACACCTTCGTTGCCTATCCATGCTTGAATGGCGAGGTAAGAAGTTTTACGATGCGAGCCGAAAACAACCAGCGCACCTTGAACCATTATATGATGATGATCAACTTCATTGTAGCGAATGGTGCCAAGGGAACGATGCTTGTGGACGAGAACGCATTGAGCGAGAAACAGAGCCTCGATGAAATGCAGGTGAACTATACCAAAACAGATAGTATTATCTTGTGGAACTCGAAGAATGGAGGTAAACCACCTCAGACACTGGTCAACAAGAGTATTCCGGCAGGTGTTGACTTCATGGTGAACTTTGCCAAGACGATGGCAAGCGAGGGAAGTGGTGTGCAGGGTGCTCTTCAAGGACAGCACCGGAATACCAGCGGTAAGCAATATCAGTTGGAAAGAGAATCATCATCTACCACCATACAGGACTTTGTTGAGAGTTTCAACAACTTTAAGGTACGTGTGGCCAAGAAGAAACTTTATCTTATACAGGAATTTTGTACCGATGCTGACAGCGTGAAACTGACAGGCGATGAATTTGAAATTCACTTCAATTCAGAGACCATGAGGGATATGGATTTAGATGTTTCTATCGACTTGGATGCATACAGTCCACTTATCAGAGCTGCCAACAACGATATGGCTTGGCAGATGATGGTGAGCGGCAAGATGGATCCATATACGATGCTTACGGTAGCTAACTTCCCTGGTACAGGAAGAATGAGGAAATACTTCAAGGAGCAATTGGAAAAACTAGAAGCTCTTCAGGCACAGCAAGCAGCCAATGGGCAGATGCCTTCTGACGGAGGACAGCAGACTGCAGCACCAGATACGCACCTGAAGGATTCCAGTGATGGAGCAAATGATTTGGCAGCTATTCCTTCGGCAGCTATGTAGAAAAGAAGTTCTTAGGTAATTCATAATATTGAACGAAATGTTGTTCAGTTCTTAGATTAGATTATTTTATTTTTTAGGTTTATTAGTTTTTTATTTGATTGTGAAGAGGAAGCCGTGATGGTCTCCTCTTCTTTTTGTTTAGTCAATACCATGTTTCTTCTTGTATATGCGTAACTTAAACATTGGGGTAGAAACTCGGTACATGTAGTATTCTTGCCATTGTTTCAACTTCTTTGCTCTAACCTTGTTGTCGGCATCGCAGCCGATGGCTCCCCACTTGGAAGGAGTGTAGTAGTAGGAGGCAGTCTTGATGTCTTCTACGTTCTTGAAGTAGCGTGTTGCCTTCCACTTGCCCATCTGGACTAATCTTCGATATGCGAGCATATTCTTTCTGTTAGGATCGTAGGTCATGATCGCAAAATCTTTATGCGACTGGTCGTAGAGCATGTAGAAGCGAGGCGCACCACATTCTTTATACTTGGCAATGGTTGCCTTGACTCCTTTTTGCCACATGCGTGTGGCACGAAAGAGTTCGATACGAGTGACGATAGGCTGGTAGATGGCTATGAGCATCTTACGCAGCAGGTTTGAATAACTTTGTTTCATTTTTCTTTTTACTTTTAATTATTAACTTATATGGACAGGCGATAGAATCGCCTGGAACGGTGACTATACAGGGGACGGATTATGCTGCTGGCTAGATAGAGGTTAGCTGCCACCACCTATTCCGGCCAAATCAGCTACTACTGGTGGGCGGTTGCGGAGGCGTTCACGTTCTATCTCTGCCTTTGAACGGAATGGAACGATTTCCGGTGCTGGCATATCCTTTTCCACGTAGAGGGCAATGGCTCGCGCCATGACACGGTCATCATGCTTTCCGGCTACGGCTCCATAGCAATCGTTCTGCTTGTAATAGAGGAAGTAGGTACATTCGTCTATTGCCGCAAGTTCTCGCTCCATATAGCCACCATCACGGATGATGCGGGCCATGGTCTTCACTACTGCCACCTTTGTATTCTTGTTGGTGTTGAATCCCCATTTCATTTCGATATTCTTCACCTTCTTCAGTTTGGACTGTGATGCGCTATAGAGGTTATTGTATAGAGGCAGAAGGATAGGGAAGAACAGCTCTGACTGATTACCCTCAGTATTGTTCATGCGCGAGTAGGCGGTATTGTTCTCAATGACCAGATAAGCATCATTATAAAAATGGGCAATCTGAGCGCAGCGCATAGCTAGCTGATCGGCATCGCAGTGACCATGCCATTCAGCTACGATTTCCGGTACACCACCATAGATTTCATCATAGCGGTCAAGGACTACAATATCTGAGAAGTCGGAGGTTTTATGAGAACCACCAATATCGCAGGCAACGATATACCGATTTCTGACAATCTCAGAGTTGTCTGGTCCAGCCCACACCTTCAATGGTCCGCCTGAACGCTCGATAAAGCGGATATTGTCCATACAAGCATCATCGGCAGCATCATAAGAGTCACCTTCAATGTCACCCACCATGATAGGCTCGATACCCTTGCAGTCCTCTTCCATTTCCTTCAACTTGTATGGGTCGAAGACTGTAGTACCTGAGAATAGGAAGGCCTCTACATCATCAGAAGGGAACTCCTGACGCATATCGTCAAGAGTCTCATACTCCTTGGACTTCTCAATATACCAATGGATGCCCTCGAAAGATGCGCCTTTACATTCGTAGAGCCACCAATAGTACTTACCATGACCTTGCTCGTCATTGCGATTCTTCCACAGCCAGATGGCGAAATCGGCACGTTCTTCCTCGGAAGCAAATGGCAATATATATTTTTCAATTTCGAACCATGCCACGAAGACAGGAGTAAATGCTGACAGAGGTTTTCCGTCTTTGTCTACTGAGTTTGCGGCTACCCAGGCATCGTGGAACTCGTTTTCTCGTCCGTTAGGCGTTGACTCTCTGACGATGAATGTTAAAGGATCTGGCTGAATAGATGATGATGCAGCCTTGATCACCTTAGCAGGAGTCCACTCTGTGGTGTTAGGGAAGAAGGCTTCCTCTGTGATATGAGCAAGGGCTGCATCACCGGAACGGCATGATTCTGGGTTTCGGGCAGAACCCGTTTGTATCTTGCAATCTCGTGGAATGAGATACTTGATATTCTGTATGGTTCCAGATGTTTTGATTTTGCGAGGGTCGTTCTTGAATGGTACACCAATATCGTAGAAGAGCCATGTAGGAATGGCATTAATTAACTTCTCGTACATATCGAATACCTGTGTGGCAGATGAAGACTGGTGGCCAACGATATTACTATTCCAGTTTGTCTTCCAGAAGATCTGCAGCCAAGCCATGTAGATGTCGGTAAGGGTAGAACCACCCCATTGGCGGCACTTCAAGAGAATGACACGGATATAGTGGTACTGACTATGAAGGCGCAACTGTTCGAAGACCTTGGCTAGTTTGATCTGGGCATTGCGAAGAAGAAAAGGTATATCTTCGCCACCATCCTTATTCTTGATTCGGGCGTAGGCATAGGCGAAGAAATAGAAATCATGCTTACAGCGCAGGCGTATGAGGTAACGGAAAACAGCATCGCGAGCCTTCTCTTGGTCGAAGTCTGGCATGTACTTATCGCAAAAGGCCTCTATGGATCCACACTTGATGATGGCGCAGAACTTCTTTTCCTTCAACATTTCCACCGGGAGCCAGAGTTTCTTTCCATTCAGAAAATCAGTGATGACGCATTCGAATCGAAGTCCAGGGGCATTCTCTCCAGTAATGGGACGATAACTAGCGAGGAGACTTTTGAGTCTTCTCTTATCTTCTGCAAGAATCTCTTTGAGCTTCTTATCAGAAATCTGCAGCTGAGGTCGAACCTTTAAGGAGGATTTTGCTACTGGCATTCGTTATATATAATAATGTTAAGTGTTGAATGTTAAATGTTAAGTGTGTTGGCATGTCGGATAAATCTCTCTGCCTTGGCATAAATGAAACCTAAACAGAATAGGACTATGTGGAAGATACCAGCTATGTAAGGGAGAAGGAAACCTATAGCCATACCGAGCATCATCTGCCAGAAGTAGATGCGGTGATACCGATAATACCATTGCGCAGAGAATCCCATAAAAAATGAAATCAATACGGATGCACCCAATACAGGTAATGCCGGATAGTATATGAACGACAACAACACGGAGCAGAGCCATGCAGCCAGTAGGCGATGGAAACGAAACTGATGATGAACCATCAATATGCACCAGCCGTTGATACCCCAGTGTATAAAGTTGGCATGACCGAACATATAGGCGAAATGGGTGTATAATGGTGATGATGGAGACACAGCCAGCGAGGCATGAAGCGGAATGATGAAAGCCATCAGGAGGATGATGAGAAGTGTAATATATAATGTACGCATAATGGAAGTGATTTATCGAGTTATGAATGACGTTTTCTTATTGCGGAAATAATTGTTTATTTTCATTTGTATGTAGCGTGGAGCCATACCCAAATTGGGCGCAGGAAGATTCAGGCATACATACACAAGATTTTTGGTATTGTAGTCCTTGTATTGATCCATTTGCCGGAGACGCAAGAAATCCTGATAGAAATCTTCAAAGAGTTTTTCTTTCATGGCTTGGTATTTTCCGAATTTAGGCTTATCCCCCTTGATGCGTTTACATACATACCGATAGGCTGTGCTATCGGCAAGATAATAGCAAGAGGCAGGCATCTTGGCGATGTAATCGCATATCTTAGCCATGGTGGTAGGATATTCTACCATTCTCTTGGCCTTACGAAAGAGCAGATACATTTCTTGGTCTCTTTTAAGGTAAATTTCGGATATGGAATTTAGATGTTTCATACCAACAAAATTAATTCATCAAGATGCAGAACTTATCACAAAGTAATGCGAAATTTTCCTTAATTTAGCACACAAATATTAAAAATGAATATTTATGGCAAAGGAAACTATTGATAATCAGAAAGTTAAGTCAAAGCGAGATTCTTTCAGAGAGCGTCTTGCTCAGCGTTATCCGGACTTGAATATGGACGATGATGAGGCTGTTTATGGTCAACTTTCGACCGATTACGACCAGTATGACCAGAATAAGCAGAAAATGGATGACTTCAACAAAATGTTGCAGGAGAACCCTCATGCTCCAAGTCTGGTGACAGGTCTTGTGACCAAGAAAAATGCCGATGGCAGCGACTTCAATTTTATCGATTTCATTATTGATGAAATGGGGCAGGACTATATTGATGCCATCAATGGTGACGAGAAGGCTAAGGCACGCTTGAAAGCTAGCGAGAAAGAGAAACTTGAAGCCAGCGAGAAACTTGCAAATGGCAATGAGCAACTTGCTGCCAATATGAAGCTGGAAGATGCCGAACTTGACGCTGCTATTAAAGAAGCGAAATTGAAGCCTGAGGCGATTACCGATTTGATAGAATGGATTTATAAGCGTAGCGATGATGGCGAGGATCACGATGATGATGGTTTCGTATGGCGTGCAGCTCGGTATGACTTGAAAAAGGAAGACTTCTTGCGCCTCTTCCAAATTAAGGACTTCGACAAGGCTGTGGCTGATGCAGAAGAGCGAGGCTACAAGCGTGGTAAGAACGAGAAGATTGACCAGCAGAAACAACTGCATGATGGCAAGCAGGGTGGCAAGAAGAACATCAACATCGATGGAGGCGGTGGTGCACCATCAGTTCCAAGGGAAAAAAGTCGTACTGAGCAGGTGTATAGTAAGATGATTGGGATGTAGAATTAGAAATTTATAATTAATAATTTTAAATGTATAGATTATGAAACAGTTTAAGAAATGGTTTGGTTTCATGATGGCGGTGCTCGTCATGATCCTTAGTGGTGGAAGCTCTTATGCAATGGCTGAAAATCCTCCTGCTATTCCAACTGGTGAAGGTGGTGGTGGCGCGACAGGTCCTTTGAATGGTCCCGGTGTAGGTGGCTCTGGTCCTCAGTGGCAGGGTGGTAGTCAGGAGGCACAGGAAAATATGGGCAACTGGGACTACTATGTTGCTCATGTTAACCCAACAGTCGTAGAGATGAAGTTGGAGAGCTGTCCTATTGATCAGATTTTACGTGCATCCAAGAAGATGACTCCTATCGACTCTGTTCGAGTAGAATACTATTCTATCGGTCAGAAGCCTATCATGTCAAAACTTACTACTCAGGTTAATAAGCAGACCAATGGTAACTCTGTGACCTTCGTAGTAGAAAATCCGGCAGCTTTCGATAATGGTGATGTTATTATGGTAGATGGCATCTATGGCTACGATGAGACAGGTACGAATAAGAGTACTTTGATTCCTCTTCAGTTCCGTGTAATCAGCCATGATAATGATAATAACCCTATTGCCTACGCTCTGAATGGAAAGAAAAACCCTTCGCGCGGCAACCGTGACTTTGAAGACAATATTCCGGTAGGTACAACTCTGATGCGCCTCGGAAGAGCCGCAGGCGAGAAAGAGGTTGAAACTGGTAGTTATTACTCTATGCCAGATAAGAGCTTCCAGTATTGCCAGCGATTTATCATGCAGGTTGAGGAGTCTCTTATCAACCGCATGAGTAAGACTCAGGTAAAATGGGACTTCACACGACAGGAAAAAATGGCTATGGACGATATGCGTTATGGCCAGGAGCGAAGTGGTCTGTTCGGTGTAAAGAGCATGTCGAATGGTGGCGAGAAAGTTGGTTTGACCTATACCATGGGCGGTATTTACTGGGAAGCAGGCAAGGACTTGCAGATTGGTCATTGGGCTGTCAAGAAAGATGAGAATGGTGAAATTGTAAAGGCAAAGGTAAAAGTACCTAAGCCAGGTGGTTCCGATGGCGAAACTGAGGAGCAGCAAAAAACAGTATATGAGTATGTGATCAGCGAGAAGGAACTTTCTGCATTTATCGCGGCTGTCTTGAAGGGTGCTGGTAACTCCAGCCGTACGAAACTTCTCTTCGTTGACAACTTGATCTATCAGGCATTTGCTAACCTTCGCTCTAACAAGCGTATCATTACCCAGACAGAAAAGGACTATCAGGGTTGGAAACTTGACTTCGAGAAGTTTGAGAGTATGGGTACTAAGATTCTGATTTATCGCCACGATGCTTTTAACTCCTGGGGTATGGATGGTAGAGCGTTCTTGTTGGATGCTCGTTATCTTGACAAATACGTATTCGGTGTGTGGAGTAGGAATGAGTTTAACGCTAAGGATCTCTTGATTCGTAACACTGCAGGTGTTGTGATGGAGGAGTATAGCTGCTGGGTACTGACCTTCCCTGATGCTCATGCGCGTGTAGCCCGACCAGTTTTCACTGGTGATGGAGTGACCGATGAGCAGATTTTGGAGGCAGCGTAATCATCGTATAGGAAACTGATAGTTTTCTACATATATCAATCTTGGGGATAGTTGAGGCTAATGCAGTCTCACTATCCCTTCTCACCATAAACACAAATAGATATGTATAGATTTGTAGCTAAGAGCATGCTCATTTTTGTGGTGACTCTGCCGAGCGGACTGATCAAGAACATTGAGTTTGAGCGGTGTGGCAACGATGCCTATTCGTACATTACGGATAACAAGCAGGTGGCAGAATGCATCAGGAAACATCCTCTTACGAAGGCAGGCCGTATCATTGATGAGAGCCAGCCGGAAGAGATTCAGCAACAAAAAGAAGAGCAGGTGAAGGACGAGAATGCCCTTCATTTCGAGAACATCACCAAGGCAAAGAACTATCTCCAGAAGACCTATAAGGTGGATGTAAGGAAACTGAAATCACCTGAGAGTGTGAAGAAGAAGGCTAAAGAGCTGGGTGTGGTGATTGAGTTTTAGTTTATAATTTTTAGTTAATAGGTTTCTTGCTTATGGAAGTTCTTATGAGTGACCTTGTGAAGGAAATGCGCATAGCTATGGACGAAGTGATCCATGATGAGGTGAATGACATCATTACGGATGATTCGGACACGGAAATGAAGCAAGCCATTGAAATGGCAGGACAACAGATTCTGCTGCAAGCACCAGCGCAAATGATTCTCCCCAAAAGGGTGGAAGTTTCGCTGAATGAAAGTGGCAATCAAGATTATGATGCCATCCAAACACAGTTTACAGATGGGCATGGATGCCTGACAATTCCTGACGATTGGCTGAGACTGGTAGAACTGAAACTAAAAAGTTGGCAAAGCACGCTGACGATGCTGATGGAACCAGGCAGCAAGGAGGCTCAGATGCAAGCCTCCCGGTGGACCAGGGGAACGCCACAGAAACCAAAGGGCATGATTACCACATCGCCAACTACAGGAAAGCGAGTGCTGATGTACTGGACTGCCGGAAGGTATGATGCTAACCATGCACCTGTTGGAGCTGTATATGATCATGAGGTTGAACTGTTCACGTATATCCCTTATCAAAAGTTAGAGGATGTGTTTTCTACTGATACTGGGCATGAAAACGAAGTGACCGACCAGAAGATTATCCTTTCCCTTACAGATGAATGCAAGAAATATCTTATCTATCGTGCCATCAGCATCTTCCTGGTAAGTAAGAAGGAAAGCGATTTGGCAGAAAAGTATAACCAATTATCTCAAATATAATATTTTATGGCTAACGATATTAATAAAGAAGATCCTCATTACAAGGGAGAATATGGCAGCATCTATGAGGTGAACCGAAAGTTTCCTACTGGTGGTGTGGCCGGTGACTTTGTGGTGATAGATGGTTGGGCTCATTACTGGAATGCAGACAGAGGAACTTGGTGTGTAAATGCCGAGAGGGATAGCTATTGGGACGAGTTGATAACAAATATCATAGAAAAGTTTAAGCTCGTAAGAGGTGCTACGTATATGGGCGTGGCTAGTCTTGACACTGTGCCTACAAAGGTTATTGGTGCCAAAATGTATTATTTTGCGACCGTAGCTGGTACGTATAAAAAATTTGATAATCTCGTAGTTCCTCAGGGCATCAATGTACTCTATTCTGAGAATGGCAGCAGCTGGGTAAACACAACCTTGTTGGAAGTGGCTCAGGAGTTGGGCGTGAGCAACAAAAAGGTTATGTCTCAGAAAGCGGTGAGTGATAAACTCAGCGACTTATCAGAACATATTGGTGCATCTATAGAAAATTCATTTAGCGGTAAATTTAATAATATATCAATAGATGGTAATACGTTAACTATAAAGAAGGAAGGATTTTCTTTATTTGTGCTTGGTAAGAGAATTGCATTTTATGGAACGGAAGATAAGGTGTTTAATTCTGACAATAATACTATTCGCAAGAGTATTTATCTCAATATGAAATATGTTGTTGAGACAAATAATCTTACTCAAGTTAATTTTACAGAGAACGAAGATGTATTCATTGAAAAGATAGATTCTACTTATAACGGACTACTATTTGCTGAGTGGTATCAAGGGAAACTCATGCAAACTGGTCTTGTTGCAGGATTCAAGCTGCTATCAGACACTAATAAGCAGATTACTGACACCAACAAGCAGATTGTTGATACTAATAAGCAGTTGCTTAATTCCAACAAGATACAGATATATTTATCAGATAAAGCAATTCCTTACATTGAAGAAACAAAGACAGATAAGGTCTATGTTGTTCTTAGTGGAAGCATCTGTGTACGTGCTGCCAATATAAGAACTTTACAACAGTTAGAATTGCTTACAGAACTTGGTGTAGATGGTGAGACATCACCTAATGGTGTTCAAAATTGCTTTGCAATATCTTCTCTTCAATCATTTGTCTTTAATATATCAGACAGCAAGTTTAAAATTATAAGCAGAGACATTGTTACAGATAAAGACGTTGTTCTCATAGCCAATGTTGGCGGTTCTGTCAATATCTCTGAGTCAAAAAACTTCTTGGCACAATGGTATGACAATAGAATAAATAAGGCAGAGACAAGTATAACCAGTATAAATAGCAGCATCGCTAACACAAATGTCACTTTTTCAACAAAAAGTGTATATAATAAAGGCGATATTGTTAACTATAAAGGTGTTTCTTATATATTCAAGTTGCCACATATTGAAGGAGAATGGAATACAGAAGAAGTTCAACCTATAAGTAATCTTTCTCTTTCCTATCTCAGCAATCTCACGATAGAGAATGCTCTATCTGGCAAGTATGATAACATATCCATAGATGGCAATACGTTAACAATCAAAAAGGAAGGATTTTCTTTGTTTGTGCTAGGCAAGAGAATCACTTTTTCGGGAACAGAATATAAAGTCTTTACTGGCACTGGTATAAGAAATAGTCTGTACTTGAACCCTTATTATCTGATAAATAACTCATCAGTGAACTTCACTGAAAATGAAGATGTGTTCGTCTTGAAACAAGATGCATTATATAATGGTGTTCTGTTTGCAGAGTGGTATCAAGGGAAACTCATGCATACTGGTCTTGTTGCAGGATTCAAGCTGCTATCAGACACTAATAAGCAGATTACTGACACCAACAAGCAGATTGTTGATACTAATAAGCAGTTGCTTAATTCCAACAAGATACAGATATATTTATCAGATAAAGCAATTCCTTACATTGAAGAAGATAGAACAAATAGTAAAGTTTATGTTTATCTAACTGGCAATATCTGTGTAAGAATGTATGGTAGTGGAAGGACTATACAACAGCAAGCATTGGCAGAGGAAATGGGTATTGAGTTAACTACCTCACCATTAGGAAAAGAAAATTGCTTTGTTATTAATGATGGTTATGATTTTGTCTTTGATTTATTGGATGGTAAGTTTAAAATCATCAGCAGAAATCTTGTAGGAGCAAACCATGTTGTACTCATTGTAAGCTTGGGCGGTTCTGTCAATATCTCTGAGTCAAAAAACTTCTTGGCACAATGGTATGCGGACAGAATTAGTAAAGCAGAGAAGAATATTGAAGATTTTGAAAGTTACGTTGATAAAGGAAAGAATATTAGAATAAGAAACAATGTTGCCCTAAATAGTGATTTTAAGGCTATTTTCTTTTCTGATGTACACGGTGCTTCTGAAAACGTAAAACGCATTAAGGAAAAAGCTATTTCATGGAAAAGTCAATATGTGGATTGCATATTGAATGGTGGCGATACAGTTCAGAGCTTCAATTCCGAAGGCTTAGGGTGGTATAATCAGTTAGTTCAGGATTCTGCTATCCCATTTATATCTGCTGTAGGAAATCATGATGCTTGGTCAACAAATTATTGGACTTGGGATAATAATGAGAACATATACAATCTGCTGACATCAAAGGTTAAGGAATATGTGCCTTCTATAGTGCAGCCAACAGATGTAAATACAACTCATGCAAACTACTATTACTATGACACAGAAAAGGTTAGGGTGATAGTTCTTCTGTCTTTGACATTTAAAAGTTCGGATGTATATTATGATGAAGCACAAGACACATGGTTAAAGTCCGTACTTGCTGATGCAAAAGAAAACAACAAGGCTGTAATCATTATGAATCATGGTCCGATAGACCCTAAAGATTGTGAGGAAATAGAATGTAACTGGACATCAAAATTCAGTTGGGTTAATGATGTACAAGATTATCAACACATGGATAATCGAATCTTGGAGAATGTTGATTCTTTTATTGATTCTGGAGGTAAATTTATCTGCTATCTTGCTGGACATAGCCATCTTGACTACATTCTTCGCTCAAAAAAGCATCCTCGTCAGATGTGTCTTGTTATAACTTCTGCTAGATATAGTTATGGCAGTGATTGCGCAAGAAGTCAATCGAAAAACAATATGGACTATGATTCATACAACTATATTGGAGTTGACTTAACTCATTCTGTTATTAAAGTGCAAAGAATTGGTATGAATACAAATGCCTGGATGCAAGAACACAATACTATGTGTTGGGATTTCAAAAATAGCAAATTAATATCAGATAATTAAGCTATTGGCATTGTAGAACTCTAAGTCGCTGACTTTGAAAATTAAAAATAAGACAATATGAAGAAGAAACAATTACATGAGGCACTGGCAGTGCTTCTTACCAAACTTTCATCGGCAAGGGACAATCCCTTGCTGATGGATAACTACGTGGTGAAAGCCTTGCGCACGGTTCTTTTGAATTTCAAGGAATCGGGCGAGCTTCACGAAGCATACAAGGAGCAGATACAATCCACGCTGGAGAGTGACAACCCCTGGGTAGCTATGATGATGATGTCTATTGGCGCAGATCCTACTATTAAGAATGGTATGACCGATGAAGCCATTGACGGAATGATTGATTCTATGTTGGGGGTAGAATAATACAATTTTAGTCTGAAAGTATTATTAATTACTTTATTTTTTATTCAAAATGAGAAAAATAGAAAGAATTTTTGTTCATTGCACAGCTGGCTCGCAACGTCAGAGCATCGAGGATCTCAAGGCTGAATTTCGTCTGAAGGGTTGGAAATATCCTGGTTATCATTACGTGGTTGACATCAATGGTGGCATCCATCAGCTTCTCGCCATAGAGCTTGTCAGCAACGGTGTACAGGGCTATAACTCCTCTGCCATCAACGTTGCCTACATGGGTGGCATTGACAGCCACGGCAAGCCTATCGATAACCGAACTCCAGATCAAAAGGATGCTCTCATTTTGCTGCTTCATAGACTTAAGCAACAATTCCCGGATGCAAAGATCATGGGGCACAGAGACATCTGGGGGAGCGATCAAAAAAAATGGAAGAAGTATTGTCCTTGTTTTGATGCTATGTCTGAGTATAAGGATATAGAATAAAAGATGTTAGATAGATAAAAAAGGGAGTGTTGCTTAGCACTCCCTTTTCTTGTATATAGGCTATAATTTTCTTATTCATAAATTTGAATGTTTAATTGGTGCAAATATACGAATAATTTGCTTACAGATTGCAACTTTAACAAAACTTAACTTTGAAATTTTGCTCAAAATGAATTGATTTGAGCAAAAAATTGTAATTTTGTCAAGAACGTAGAACAATTAACTATAGACAAAAGGAGGGTTTTCAATGACAGAAGAACAAAAAGTCGAAATTCAACGGTTGATAAAGGACATTGATGTGACGGAACTGATGGGAATGCTTATGAAGCATGGTAACAGATATTCAAGGAGAATTCTGAAGTTCTTCAGATGGTTCTGCAAGTACGTTCCAATTACGCTTATGTGTTTTCACGCTTACGGAATGTGGGATTTCTCTCAGCATCCACGAGACATGTTTGTCCCATACGCAGAAAATACACCTTGCTATCTTTATATCTATTTCATGGTGTATATTTTACCAATGGTTTTGATATTAGCGAGCCGATTCTTTTTCCTATGTTGGAGATACCGCATTCCATTTTTCTACTTTTTCGGCATCAATGCGGCTCACATCGTGGAATGGAGTTGGTACACAACTAAAGATATGATTGATTCATGCTTTACCGTAATGATAGTGACGGCAATGTTTTATCTATACGGATTCTGTGACATGTTTATCAGCAAAACCAAGTTAGGACGTAAAATTTGTGCGTGATATGGGAAAGATACTAAATTATAAGTTGCTCGGAACGGCTTTGAAGTCATTGAGTGACGCTTGCTTTAAAGCAGACGAGCAGCAGAAGAACGGAGAAAAAATCACTGCATGCGGAATGAGTGATGATGATTTGGATAGATTGTGTGACATCATTCCAAACATGCTCAATCCTATGATGAGCACGGAGGAGGTCAAGGAGAAACTGCACGTTTCTGATGCTACACTCAATCGTATGGTTGCTAGGGGTGATATTCCGAATGGCGAGTGCAAGAAGCGAGGGCACACCCGATATTTTAAGAAGTGGGATATACTACACTACATAAAAAGCAAGAGAAAATCATAATCAATTAAGCCCTATCGCAGCACGGATAAGCGAGTATGTATGAGTATTATGGACTTTATGTTTTGGACTTTGATTATAGTAGCAATGCTTGTAATCATCAACTGCACGTTCATTGTATACCTATACTATTCTTACGAGTATAAGAAGGTCAATAAGTACTTCTTGGCTTGGGTAACGGTGTCAACTATGACGTTGATAATGTGGTTCGGGGTAGGATTGTATTTGTATCTACTAAATATTCCTTAGGAGTTGAGTAAGAGAGGTAAGTGATTATCTCTCTTTTTTATTTGCATTGATTTCGATGCTTTTAAAAATACAATATTTTGAGGAAATTATATACAATTATATACAATATTTCTTCAAAAATATATATTGATTCAAAATGATACTACCCACTATCATTTTAAAACACTGATAATCAGCCACTAAAAGAAAGTGTGATAGAGTTATTAAAGAATTTGCCAGTTCCTCGTATCTTTGCACACGTAATCGGTTACATGTGTGAATAAACAAAATGTACAACTTTTATTTCTTTAGGAATTATGGCAGAAGAAGTAATTAAGACTACCTCTTGTTGCAACGATGCAATGATGGGCGGTCTGCTTGGAGCGATGGCAAATCGTGACAGCAATCCTTTGGCAATGGCGGCTATGATGCGAGACCGTGACGATGCCGACATGTGGAACAATCCATTTGCCTACATGATGATGATGGGCGTGATGAAGTGGATGTATGGCGACAACTGGAACAACCGTGACAATGGCGCAGATGTGCAGCGTGCGGAGATTCAGAGTCAAATCGAGAGCTTGCGCAACCAGATGGCAGACAACCAGAATAGTAACTTGCTGATGGGTGCCATTCAGGGTAACGGCAACGACCTTAAGATGTTGGCAAGCAATCTGAACTGTGACTTCAACGCCTTGCAGAACTCTATCTGTGGCATCCAGGCAGGCATCCAGCAGCTTGGCGGTCAGGTAGGATTCTCGGCAGAGCGAGTAATCAATGCGATTTCACAAGGTGACTTGCAGATGACAATAGCGTTGAAGGATTGCTGCTGCCAGACGCAGCAGAACATTATCCGTATGGGTTATGAGAACCAGATGGGCCAGAAGGACATCATTAACCAGATGCAGCAGGGCTTTAGCTATACCAACACTGGTATAGAAAGAGCTGCTTCGAACCTTGGTTTCCAGATGCAGCAAGACAAGTGTGACATCATCCGTGCAGGTGAGAACAACACTCAGCGTATCATTGACACGTTGAATGGCCATTGGAGCCAGGAGCAAGCTAACGAGATTCAGGACTTGAAGTTTAAGAACTCTCAGTTGCAGCAGAACATCTACTTAGCCAATCTGATGAATGGCGGTTGCGGATGTGGCGCAGGTGTAGCAGGTGGCTATCAGTAAAAAAGTAAAGAATGAAACAGAAGCGTAGTGGTATGAACAAGATTTCTCCAGTGGGTTTGGCTACTACAGCATTGGTAGCCAACCAAGTTTCAGTCTTAGCTACTTACAATGAGAAGCTTTGCAGACCTTATTGCGTGAATGGCAGCGTGCAGCCACAGACAAGCATAACCTACAGTTATGAGCAGCCTATCCTGAATGGCACAACGGTGTTTGTGCCTATCGTGGCGACAATCTCCATCATTTCGCCTGTAATAGGCAACAGAAACGTGATGAGAGCGCAGCCTTTGATTTACACGGAAAGATGGGTAGCAGCCTTCCAAGGGCAGACAGCACTGCCAACGGCTGTAACTATCGCCAGTGTTGGCAGAACGCAAAAGGCTAACGATGTGGTATGCGGAAAGGCTAGAGGCCTGAGCATATTTGACAGTCTAACCGTAGCATTGACTACTGCTTAGTATCATTATAGGGGGAAATGGTGGATGGTGTGTAAGCCATCGTTTCCCTCGCATTATCCATTTAAAAAGATACGATTATGATATTCAGAGAATTGAAGGCTGGATTTCCAATCTATCTATTTGATAGAGCCAGCAGAAAATTTAAACAAGGTAAGGTGACGGCCAATCCATGCCCTGACTTTGAGAATGGCAAGCAGAACGTAATGGCTGCTATGCCAGGAATGCCGAATTATGGGGCAAGGAACGTGAAAGTAAACGTGCAAACTGAGGATGGCAAGCAGTCTATCTACTCGGTTGTAGATACTGAGCAAACAGCATACAGCGACACCCTTGTAATATCCTGTAGTAAGGAGAGTATCATCAATGAGGTAAACGCATTGAAGAACCAAGCCAATGACATCATCAATAAGATGCCGGACTTCGAGCAGACCGTAAAGGACTGTGATCAACTTCTCTCAGAGTTGGACACAACATTTCGTGACCAGCAGAAAACCAATGAAAGACTCGACCAGATGGAAAACAAGCTGGACGAGATTTTCAAATTTGTCAAATCACAAAAACAAGAATGATATGAACTTAGTAGAACTTATCACAAAATATCAGGCAGATGCCACACCGGAACAGATGGTGCAGGTAACCAAGATCATCGGCAAGTTTGTGGCGATGCATGCCGAGGAAGATGATCTCCTGAAACTGTATAAGGAGATTTATGGGGTTGTGGGTAACGGCCACTTCAACGACTTCTTTGCTGAGGCTCAGATCAAGAAGATGGTGTTTGAGGATGACAAGGAGGTTGAGCATCGTGCTCCTTACTATACCGCAGCTAAGACTCAGGAGATCTATGAGACGGTGAAGGACGAGATCAGACCTTACAACCAATGGGATTTTGCCGTGGTGCTGAACATGATCTACTCTGACAACTATAATCTGATGATGAAATGGTTCCCGGAGGACAGCGAAGAGCAGTTGATGGATAAAATGGTGGATCTTGCCGTAAATTGGCTGAGGGATGATGATAACCCTTATGGCCATTGTAAGGCTTGGGGGTACTTCAATTACTAAATTAGTTAAGAGTGAAGAATCCAATTGCTTTTCAGACGAGTGTTTAATTTCCATAATGACCTAAGATATATAAAAGAAAACTATCAGAAGAAGAGAATGCAGGCGGAAAATGGGCTTGTGTTCTCTTTTTTCGTATGAAGTTGCACAACTTATCACAGAAAACTGGGAATGATGGCTTATATTTGCATCGTTTCCATAACGGAGTGGGGACAGATAAATGAAAAAGAAAATGAATGATATTCGAGGTTACTTAATTGGGACGATATGGACTTTTCTGAGTCTGATGGTTCCCATCAGGGATTTTATGATTGCCATGATGGTATTATTTGGGCTGAACCTGTTGTTTGGCATCGTGGCTGCAGTGTTTAACGGTGAAGAATGGAGCTGGAAGAAATTCGGTATGTTCTTCGTATGCTGTGCAGTGTTCTTCGTGACGGTGGCTGCATTGTTTATTATCGGTCATTTCTTGCATTCTGATACAGAGGCTCTGTTTTGCGTGAAGTGGGTGTGTATAGCTGCAACCTATCTGTTCACGACCAACATATTGAAGAACCTGAGACGGATGTTAGTGTCAGATACGCCCTTTTATAAACTTGTGGATTATGCTTATTATGCGCTGACACTTGGATTCGTAGAGAAATTCCCGATGTTTAAGAGATACCAAGAACATAAAAACAATAAAGAAAAAGGAAATGAAGGAAATAATATCTCATAGCTTATGAAATCGAAACATTTAATTATCTATCTGTTCGTTTGGATAGCGTATTTCTCAATGTTGTTTCTGACGAGTTGTAAGACGAAGACTGTGACGCAGGAACATTATATTACGGACCAAACAAAGAACAAAAGTTTGGATGCCTCCTGGCAGGAGCGATTTATCTCTGCTTTTGAGCAGATGGCAAATAGCAGAATCCAGGAGCACGAAACATCTGTAAAGGAAAGTACACATACAAAGGATAGTACTTCAACCACTGTAGATCAGAATGGAAAGCCTATCAAGACAGAGTCATGGCACTCTGTTGTGACCAACAGGAACACAAAAGAGGTGCTGAGGCTAAAGGATTCCATTAACATCATATCTAAGAAGGTAGATAAATATCAACTTCTTATGGTTCAAAAAGATTCGCTGATTCGGTTAAAGCAAGACTCTATTAACATTATGAGGCAAGAACTAACCAAGAATGAGCAGCGACTTGTGACTATAGGGAAGGTAAGTCTTGTTGCGTTAGTAGGTATCATCATGGCCATCACAACAGGTATTCTTGTTTGGTTATGGCATCGTAGAAAAAATGTGATCAAGTATGAAGACAATAACAATTAAAATTATCAAGAAAAGCGTGATGGGAGTGGTAGAAGGACTATCTGCCACCATTGCGCAGCATAACCCAGAGGTGGACTTTCAGACCGTCTGGGCGAGCGATGGCGAGGAAGCGAAACTGGATATATACTATCGGGAGGCGATAACCGACCTAGAGAATTTTCTTGCAAGGTTTTCTTCTTCGACTACCCAGAAATTTGATCTGCAGGCTCTGGCTGATGATTTCTCTATCAATATAGTGACACTTGCTTCTTGGCCGCCAAGGTTAAGTGGTGTGCTGAGCAATCAGATTCAGAACTATCTTGTGCATGCAATCATTGCCGGGTGGTTGAGTGATTTTCCGGATATGGCTCATACGGACTATGCCAGTATGGGAGCGAGTGACCTTGATGCCATTAAGGAGATTTTGTTAAAGAAAGACTTTAGCTTTGCTGAGGCTGAAAGAAAAGCCGATGATACAACGAAAGAAGGCTCTTCTCCTATGGCTTCGGCAAGAAGTGGGGATGAAATAGGTAAGCAGAAGAATGCGCAGGCAACTGCCGGGCGGTCTGTAGATGCTGAGGCTAAAAGTCAGAATGAACTGGATGCTGAGGCTCGAAATGTGGACGAAGTAGATAAGGATGGCCAGAGTGGGCCGAAAGGATCTGAGCGCAATCAGGACTTCGTTTCGCAGCATTTTCATCAGGATCGTGTAGACTGGAGCGGAGGCAGGCCACCTTATGAACTGAGATAGATTTATTAATCATCTAAATATTTCGAAATATGGATAGTAAACTAATTACTTTGAACTTTAGCATGGAGCAGGTATGTAATGACATATTGGCTCGATGCTATGTGTTGAGCCAGGGACTGGTGGATGATGCCCAGAAGGACATCAGAGCCACTATCGAAAGCCCTGACAGTAAAGAGACTCGCAGTATTATTAATCGTGCAGTAACGGAAGCTATCGGTAATATCAAGGTGGCAGCTCAGCGTTATCTGACCTCAGGTAGAGTGGAGGATAACAACAATCTGGAACGACTGGTGAAGGGTACAAGAAAGTATGTGTACACCGATAACAACAACGGCACATGGACTGAGGTTGTGACCACAAGCATCATCGGACAGGAAGATGAGGATGTGACTTCTACTGTAACCAAGGCTGGTAATGATCGGGAGGAAAGTATCTATGAGACTGTTACCCTGAAACTGGAGATTCCGAACTGGAACGTGGCTGTGACGGATGCGCTTAAGAGCAATATGCACCGGTATATGGTTGACTATACGATGAGTCAATTTTTGCAGGATCAGTATGCAGATAAGGCTGGACAGTATGGGGAGAGTGCTACAGCAGACTTCAATAATATGAAGAGCAATCTGTTAAGCCGGGATAACTATACTTTGAGACGGCCGAGTTTTACTTAATGAAACTTTTTTTCTTCTTTCGTTTTAGGTGTGTTTATGGAAAGAGCCTTCGCTTCGGGATAACTCCTGATTTGCGAAGGCTCTTGTTTTTTGACATTACTTAGAAAGCCATGGAACGGTGGTTTTTCTGCTAGAACTTGCTGAAACGCCTGATGATTTCGAGGCGCGTATCAAAGTATTGATTCATGGATTTCATCTTCAGGTATAGGGCGATGCGGAAGAAACGATAGCTGTGAGTAGCCATGTAGCTGGACTTCATGCCGCCCAAGCGACCGATGTAATGCCAATTCTGATTATCATTGCTGCCATACAACCACATGATTGGTATGCTGCCAGACGTGAGGGAATGGATATATCCTGTAATGGAATCAGGTACGTTATCTTCATCGAACTTAAGTGTACGAGTAACTATGATACCATGATACTCTGTTGGATCTTCGTAATCGTAACCCTTATCAAGCACCATCACGCTGCCATCCCTATATTGTATGTATGGGTGTGGGTAGGAATTGATTGCCTGGAGCACTTTCTTTATACAGAACGTGCTCCAGGCATTATCCTTGATAGAATAGCAGAGTGCCACCGTATCAGCCGTAGAGGCCTTACTCAACTGTGTAACATCTAGACAGAAGATGCGAGAGTTTTTGTAATCGTAGATAACCTGACAATGCTGGAAGAACTCTATAGGCGAGGAGGTGAAATCTATGAGTTGTCGCATCTGAGCCTTGATAGTCTTGACGGATTCGCTATCCCCTTCTGTATCAATGAAGAAGTTGAGGAACTTGCCTAGGCTACCGGAAATATTGAAGCCTGGACCATCTAAGACATCGGACATAGAAACCACTTGTGACTCTGCTATGCGACTGAGGGAGCGGTTTGTTGCAAAAAGAACGGACTGGTCTAACTGAGTGATAGACTTCGGATTGCTACAAACCTCACGACTAATTGGGTGGATGCTGCTATAAGTGCCTTTGGATGAGACTTCCATCGCCCAGATACCATCGGTAGAGAATGCCATTAATGGGTACTGACCAAATTGTCCCTGTGAGAGCGCACGCGTGGTGGAGGCTATACCCTGTATAGTTCCGATACCTACGGTATTGATGCCATTCAGAGGGAAATAGAAGGCATTATCAGACTCTGAGGTGTAGATCTTGTTACTCATATCGACTACATCATCTACGGAGTAATCGTAGGATGTGACGATATAGGGTGTTATCTCTTCTGTGAAGTTGCCCATGTGCATAGCTCCATTCAACTCTTCGCATTCTTTGAGCGGAAAGGCATAGATAACATAGGCACTATCGACTGTAGTACAGAAGAATACCATCTTCTTTGCTCTGGAATCGGGATAGTACTTAACCAAATTGGCGAGCATGAATGGTTCTATGCGGTCGGTAAAATCTTCCTCTAAAACATTCTCGACATATTTAGTGCCAGATGTGGTATGAAGCTCTGTGACTATCTTCTTGATGATAAGCTGTGAATTGAAATAGCCAACTTTGCGCAAATAATTACCTTTGGGGAACATGACTTTTCGGCTGAAACCAGACATCAGATGTTCTTGCACTCCAAACAGATTGAGCCGATGGTTATAGACATAGCTACCCTTGGCAGTGAGGAAATTGTGGGTCTTGTAATCGTCCTGCATCTGCTCTTGGAGGGAAACTTGGTATACAGCTGCCTTATCTACAGGCAATTCCTTGTTATCGACCTTGGTAAGATTGTCAATTGGCAAGGAACATATCTTATAAAAGGCTGAAATGTTTTGGTCGTTCGCCTCGGAAGTATCGCCATTGCCAGCAGAGCTGAGTTGGTTATTATAATCATCGTCAGACTTCTTCGGGAAGCGAACACTGACCATTCCATAGCTTTTGCCTTTGTTGCTAGTCCAATGGTAATCTTTTACGTTTGCTCCATTTAACACATAATTAGGCTGACACATCTCCAATACGCTAATCTTGGCACTCGTATCGACATTGGTGACAGGAGGCGTGATGAAAATATCAATAGACTTGATAATATCTTTCCATCGCTTCAACTCGTCAATATCTCCTTGGAGCGCATAGGACAATGCTACATTGTGAGGGAGATACATGAAGGTACATTTGGAAATGCTAGCTTCGATAACGTTGCCCTTGGCATCTTTTCTATTGACGTTTAAAGAATCTTCCCAACCTACTTCCGCACCAGTAACGATAAGGTTATTGTAGTTTTCGCTAGGGAAGCTAATGTTAGCAGAATAAACGGAATAGCTGTTTGGCACCTGAATGGGGATAAAAACAGGCGAGGAGTGCATAATCATGCTGCCATCGAACATGCGATAGCAATAGCGGATGAAGAAGGATGCGTAAAAACGCCCTTGCTTGGCGATAAGATTATTTGTGCGGTTGACTAGGGCGTAGATGCTCTGGGTAATATCGGACTGCTTATCATCCTTGATATTGGCTACTTGGTCGCCCGAGGTGAAGGAATTGCCATTAACCTTGTTGAACACATCGCCACAGCTATAGGTGGTCTGCTGGAAAGCATCATAGAAGCCTTCTTTGCTACCCTTGGTATTAATTCCACCAAGTTCGTAATCTTCTGGCTTATTACTTGGGTCGAAGAAAAAGCTAAGTTCTAGGAATGGTGGTTTCTTTCCCTTATAGCTGTAATTGGACGAGGACTGTCCGTTGCTCTCCCACATGGCATAGTGGATGCCATCGGTAGCCACGATGATGAGGGTGTTGCCGATGGAGTCGATAGAGAGCACGGTGGATTCGTAGTCGAAGGACTTGATAGGGGTGGACGAGCCTAGCGTGCCATCCTGCATGAACCAATAAATGGAGGATGAGGCTATGGCTATGAGGTGGTGATAATTACCTGTTTCGTGAACATACAATATCTTAGCCACCTCACCATTAACGGTGAGGGGCTGAGAGAGAGGTGTGCCCGAGACGATGGCAGGGCGCAATGCGCCATCATGCAGCTCTAGATTGCCGCAGAGGGATAGCGCACCGTTTTCTACTGCCATTTCATCAGGAGTGAGGCTGAGGCCTTTGTATCTAATTGATTGTTGCATATTTCTTAATGTTTAATATTTTATTATCGACAATGCTCGCTGTCGGCCCTATTGACGATTGCTAAGGCTGGATAACTGACGCCATCTACATTGAGATTGATGGTTTCATTAGCCGTAACCAGTTCTATCTGCTTAGTACCAGTCGGGATATTCGGTATATAGCTAAGCAAGAAACTGACGGTAGAAACATTACTGGCATGGAGCTGCCCCTTACGGCCAGACAGTTTGATGCATGCTACTTCTTTAGCTTCTATATCTGGTGTAGACTTAATGACATACATCTGCTTACTTGGCGTATAGAAACAGAAACAAATCTTATCACCCGGATGGAGATCCAGCAGTTTGCAAGGACTAGACCTTAGAGTGATACGCCCATTCAGATTAAGGGCAAGTCCTCGCTTCTGTACGCGAGGACGATTGAGAATAATGACATCATTTGTTAGCTTCATGATCTGTAGGTTTGTGGAGCCAGAAACGGAAATAATCGTTTTCGGCATCCTGGTTGCGTACTTTGACGTATTCTCTGGTAACATAGAAATGTTTCTTGCTGAGAGTAGGGTTGAGGCCGTAATCATTCAACATCATTGCTGGCTCTACTCTGCCATCGAAGGATATTTCATACCAGTAGCGATGGAGAAAGAACCATGGACGAAGACGAACCTCCTGAATGGTGGTGTAATTACTCTTGTCTGCCCGGCACGGTACGATACTCCAGCTACCATCCTGCCAATGCTCTGTGGTCACTTCTCCACCTGGTGCCATTTCATGTTTCTTGATGATGGACTTCTGAATCTTAACAATCAGGCAAACATCAGCCGTGAAAACTTTAGCCATTTTTCCATGGCAGAGCATGACGAAGCGGCCTTTCTTATCAGGAAGTAGGCTACGCTGTTTGCCCGGCTTATTGATGACACAGACGGTGGAGAGGTACTTATGTCGAGCCATGGAGAGGAAATCGGGCAGTTTCGCCTTGGCGTGCATGCGGTCGATGACCTTCTGAACCTTTTTGAAGTTTTTCTCTGCCTGAGTCTCATGAATAGTGACCGGAGATTGAGGTAACTGATCTTTTCCCTTTTGCTCACGAATCTTCTTAACGTTTTCACGAACCTGCTTCTTAGAAGGTATTTTCAGAAGATGACCCGTTTTCTTATCAAGTCTGTATCTTGTTTTTTGTTTTTCCATAATGAGTATCTTTAGATGTTGCCAGTGTTGAGGCAGATGATTTCGAAATGATGATTCTCGCAGATGTCGTTGCCGTTGGCCATACGATGATTGAAGGAGCAAGGGATATGCTTGTTGTACAGATCACACTGTAAGCAATGTTCAGGCACTTCTTCCTGTTCTTTGCTGTCTCCATTATCAGTTGCAGGCATCTTACTTGGTACTGCTCTCACGACACGACCGAAATGGTCATAGAGTTGACCGGGAACGATACAGGTTGCCTCACGGAGGGATGGGAGATTGTACCCCATCTGACGGATAAACCAGAGGCGTAGGTAAATGATTAAACGTTTCAACTTTTTCATATATGATTGATGTTATATATTAATAATGTGGGTAAAGGTACGAGAAAAATGAGGATAAAAAGTGATAACTTGCGCAACTTAGCTTGTTGAGAACCAAATTGCGCAAGAATTGTCAGTGATTACTCGGTTTTATCGTCCTTCTCTTTCTGCTTGTCAGTGGAAGGCTCATGCTCGAAGACATCAAAAATCTTTGTCTCGCTGAGGCTCTTCAACTCATAGTCTATCATGGTCTTGCCCATGACCTCGTCTACATAACGCTTGGCACGTTCGATGCTCTTGGCTTGGATGAGGTAGTTGACATAGGTACGCTTCTCCTTATCCTTCTTATCATCAATGGTGATGAAAGCCAAACGAGCCTTGAACCAAAGATCATCGTCATCAATATCAGAGAAGAAAATCTCGTTGTAGTTGGCAGGGTTGATGTTGGCAATCTTAAGTTCACCAGATACATAGACTGTCATGTTATCGATGATGCTTGCTTCTGCCTCGGTGAAGGAGAGGGCATCAACAACATACAGCTCGTTTACCAATTTATCGTTTCCATCCTCCTGGGTCTTCTCATAGCGTACCTTGCACTCGAACCATGTGCTTGTACGAGAGCGGAGGGAAGAACCATTACCTGTGCCAATGAAGGACTCCTTTTGCTTGTTCTGAGGCTTGTCTTGTGTCTTAGCCTCTTCCTGAGGCTTTTTTTCTGTCTTGTTCATAATCTTAAGAATTTAAATTGTTATTAATAATTTTGTCTATCTCTTCCTGAGGTAGCTCTTTTCCGTCTTTGCCAAGATATTCCTTGCAGATGAAATACATGGTGCCAGGAGGGTCGGGATGGCGGTAGTGGAAATTCAACTCTATTTTGGCAAGCTGCTCATCCGAGGAATTAAAGATAGAACGAGCCTGATGTGCTCTTGGCATACGTTCCATGACGTGGTACTGGATGATGTAGCCATCTTTCTTTATCTGCTCGTCTTTGAGACGTATGAGCATCTTATCTATCTTGGCTTCTTTCTCCTTGATGGTCTTGAAGAGGGAGTTGACCAGCTCCTTGTCGGGCTGTGGCTTCTTCTTCTCTTGGAAATATTGGATGGTTGAGGCTCTAAGTTCTGCCACCAGAAGGAAAAATCTTCCGTTGTCGTTCTGAGGGACATCATTTCCGTCTGCCTTCATGATGATGCCATCTACACGCTTTTCAAGTTCGATGGACTGGCGCAGTATCTTCTTATCGCGGTGTGCCCAATATTCCTTTTCCGTGGTTCGCATAGCTGAAACCAGCTTGCGAAAGGATAATACTGATTCTTCACTCATATCTTATATGATACCTAAAGTTTGTTTAACTTTTCTGATGCGTTCCTGCTCCTTGGGGAGGAGGTTACCTTTTTCGTCTATTCGGCAGAGGAGTCTGAGATTTTGCTTGATGGTAATCCACTTGTGAAGACCATCGTGCTCACGCTTTATCTGTCGAAGCTGGGCTTCTTGCAGTCTTTCGTGCAAATGCTGCTCATGACGAAGTTTACTGATTTCGTTCTGTATTCTGTCCATTGTTAAATTCTTCTGAAGGGGTTGTATCTAATATTGAATCCCATTGCTCATAACCCACAATATCTAATGCTCTTATAACATCACACACTTTTACAAAGGTATAATCATTCTTATATTTCATATTGTTAATATTGTGAAAATTAAAAGCACAAGCTTGTAGATATTCTTTGAAACGCTTCTTTTCTTCCACAGAGAGGTATGATGTACGAGAGAGAATTTTATTTTCTAATCCCTTTAATGCTACCTCATTTTGCATTCTATATTTATCTACGCTTGTGGAGAATGAAACAGAAGTTTGATCAAAACGCTTAGAAGTCTTATCTATCATCTTTAAAAACTTGTCTTGGCTCAAATTGAGGTCTCCAACTTCAATCTTTAACATGGATAGAGCTTCTTCCACATCTTTCAAGCGAGATATTTTGCTGTTGACAACATCGGAAGCAGAAGCTAATACCTTTAGAGATTCCTCTAGGTTATCATCATTTTTCTTGATAGCCTCTCTGTATGAGATAAGTTCATCACGCTGATCTGCAATAATTCGCATCATACGCTTGTTTCTGTCATCGAAGCGAACCTTGAAGTTCTTGTCTCTTAACGTGGAAGAGACGATGCCTAGCGTGATAACAAAGACCACGCTGAGGCAAATAATTAATGTTATTGTTACATACATAATTATATTTTTTTATTGTTCTCACTTATTTCTTGTCAGGAAATACCTCCAATAATTCAATACGAGTTTTTAAAATATCGTAGTAATGTTTCATTGCATGATATTGAGAAAGCATTAATGCTGTCTGAGCAGGTCCGCATTTTTCAACGATCTTGTCGTAATCATTCTCATTCAAGAAAGCATCGAGTTTATTAAAACGTTCTTTCAACTCCTTGAACTCAATATTGAGACGGTCCTTGAAGTCTTCTGCTACCTGGTATGACTTTTCGAACACATCCTTAGGGGACCATGAATCGTAGGTACTACCATCCGGGTTAGTGTATTGGACGTGATAACCAGGAACGTCTTCGTTTCCTTCTGATGATGGTCTTGCCCAACCTTTAGTTACTGCAGCAGATTTTGCCATTGGTTCTGCCTTCACCATTTTTGTACCGATGTACTGTTTTAATGTTGTTACTTCCATAATTGTAAATATTTAAAATAATTATAGTTCTATTACCTTTGCTTTGTCGGAAGGAATGTCGTAGTAAGGGATAGAATATCCTTTGTCCTTCATTTCGTCTGGCAATATACAGCGATAATATATACCAACGAAATTCGTCCATACATCACCCACCTCCAAAGTCGTACCTGCTGGAAGCTTTGGCTTCGGCTTAAACAATGGGCGTGGATATTTTGTCGTTTCGTGAACATCCTGAGCGCACTTCGTTGGTTTGAATAATTTTATCTTCATTACTCTAATTCTTTTCGTTACTCATTTTTATTGCTTTTCTAGCCAGTTTTCCTAAAGTCGAAGAACTAACTTCTGGAAAGCGTTCTTTGAACTTTGCTCTTACTGCATAGAATATTTCGCTTTTTCTTTTTGCTTCTCTGTATTTGTCTTGTATAGAAGACAGTTGCCTGATAGCCTCTCCAGCTTCAATGGTAAAGCTATCATCAGAGCTTGCTTCAATCTCTGTTGCAATTTGAGACCAAGCAAAACTTATAGCATCGTATTCTGATTCTGTTAAGTATATATTCATTGTTCTAATTCTTGTTTGATAATTCTCAACTGTGATAAAACATGCTCTGCATTGATAAACTTGGAGTCAGAAACAGTTAACACGGATTCTATCTCAAGGATGAGCATATCAACTCTTAATTTGACTTTAAACTCTTTCTCTTTCATACGTTTTGAGCTTGCTTTTAAGATTTATAATTTTATGTCTTGCTCTTGCTTTGTCATAACTTTGCAGCCAAGATGCTTATTAAAATACTTTAAGTCCTTTCCGTTAATTTCTCTATCTGCAACAAATCGGTTATGCTGCAAAATACGAGACGATGCTATAGTTCGGGAACATGCGATCTGCGTGGCAGATAGGCTTTGATGGTATTCTTCCAATGTTTTGTCTATCTCATAACCAACAAAGTTTCTACCACTGTCTAATGCGGCTTGCATTGTCGTTCCAAGACCAAGGAATGGGTCGAGCACCGTGTCTCCCTTGCACGAATACATGTTGATAAGACGGTAAGGTATTTCGTAAGGGAAGGCTGCGCTTCTTGTTCGAGATTTTCCGTCAGCCATCTTCTGCTTTACACCCTTCACATTCCAGGTGTCAGAGAACCACGTATTTCTCTCTTCCCAGAAGAATGCGCTTTGTCTTCGATTTCTCTTTTCCTCCTCGGTCTTAAACTTTCGCCTTTTGCCCTTTCTGAATATTAGTATATATTCGTGTTCGAGGGTGACATAAGCACCACAGGGAAGCATACCACTTCCCATAAACTTATTTGGGGCATTGGTTTGCTTTCTCCAAATGACGCATGGAAGTTCCGTAAAACCAAGGCTTCTGCAAAATTGCGATATTTTCGCATGATTATTGAACAACTGGAAGTTTCCATTTATAGTTCTTGTAGCATCCCCTATATTAACACAAAGAAAACCTCCTTCTGAAAGAGCCCTATAACACTCCATCCATATATTGTTAAGTATTCCGTGCATTAAATCGAAAGATACGGATGGATTATCTGCAAGGTTGTACGCAATGGCTTTATTTTGCATTGCAAATATATCGTCCCACATTTCAACCATCGGATATGGAGGCGATGTTACTACAATATTGATGCTTTCATCTGCTAACTCTTCCATATTGCATGCCGACTTATAATAGATATTTCTTTTCATACGCTACTCGAATTTAATGACAAAAAATTCCTTATCAAGCCACTTATCAGGGCATAAGCCTTTCTTAGGTTTGCCGATGGTGATGCTCTCAATCTTTTTTTCAACGGACGGCTTATTACCTTTCGGATAGCCTTTAACGAAGAGAACGTGGGTATATGGCTTCAATATAATTCTCTGCGTATTAATATATTCTTTAAGCAAATCTGTTCTCCCTGCCAAACACAAAGCCAAATCTTTCACATCAACAACATTGCTGTTATTTTGAAACAATCGTGCTACCCAATATGGCTTAATAATTCGATACTCCTCTGTCTTTTCGCCAGTCACAATCATGTCGAACCATTGCTTGCTGACGTTGAGGGTCAATGTTTTCTTCTTCATCTTTACACCTCCTCCCAGTCTGTTGCGAGAATATCCTCAGAATCTTTGAAAACACAAGGAAAGAAGTTCCCATCGCATACAGCTATAATAGTCTTAGAGACAATATGGATATAAGCTCCACATTCTTCCCAAATTACCCTTCTCACTTTCTTTCCCTCCTTCATTCTTCTCAGAGCCTCCGAGAAGTCAAAAATTTCCTTCTTCATTTCTTCTAGTTCATCCTCCTTGGTAGTAGGCATCACAGAGTCATCGGCAGCGATGATGATGATAAATCCGATTTCCATATTACTTTTTGTTTTTAATGATTTTGTTTAATACCTGCTTGTTGTGCTCAGTATCATCATTGATGAGGTGATAAGAGCGAACTTTCTCGAAGGCGTTGACTTCGGCTGCTTGCATGTAAGCCTTGACCACTTCGATGAAATCTTCTAGGGAACGACAGAGGGCGTACTTGTAGCCAGCGCACTGCCAATAGCCCTGGAAGCGTTTCTGATTGGCAGACTGATTGTTTGTCTTACCATACTTAAGTTCGATGCCCAAGCCGAAGTAAACTTCTGGGTTCTCGTAGATGATGCCTGTCTTGCCATCCTTCATGGAAGGGAGAGCAAGGATGAGGTCGGGAACGCCTGGGACCACGCCCGATGCTGCATTGATGGCTAGCTTCTTGCCACTGGTAGCACCGTCTGCCTCGTTCTTGGGATGGAAGAGGAGTGTGGAGAAAGCTGGGTACTGTAGTCGAAACCATCGTACACAGGCTATCTGCAACTGACCTTCACGCTGCACCTTCTTCTGTTTGGTAGCAGATTTCTTGGTGTATTCAGGATAATTGCCGTTGAGGCGGTCGATTAATTCTTGTCTGTCCATAATCGTATGAATTAAATTGTTTGTTACTTGTATCTTAGTCGCTGAGGAGAGACTGGAGATAATTCTGAGTCTGATCATCCAAGTCGGCCAGTGACTGTTCTTCTTCTGCCACCGATGGATTCCAGACGATGCCCAGTTTAGCTAGAGTGCCATTCTTGTAGGCATCTATCACCATCTTTGCCATCGAGCCATTCGGGTTCTTCTTGGAGGCTTCTATCCAGCCGAGATACTTCTGCCGTAGGGCTTCGGTCTGTTCTTTCTCCTCAGCCTTTTTGCGCTCTTCTTTCATTCTGAGGCGAGCTTCTATTTCCTCGTTGGTCTCCTCGCGTTGAGGCTGTGGAGGAGAAGGTGGTGGAGAACTGGAATGCTGAGGCTTCTTCCCGGCTGAGGCTACAACTGTAGGATTGTCGAAGGTTCCTTCCATCAGAGCCTCGTAGTTCTTCGGATTGAAGAGCCAGTTGAAGGAGATATAGCATCCACCATCCTTGCGCCCTGAGAGAAGATCGGAGTTGAGAGCCTTGCGAAGCATCGGTTCTATATCCTCGAAGGAATAGTCTGAGATAAACTTTGCCACCATCTTCTTGCGGTCGGGAGTCATCTTTGAGATTGGCTTGACCTGCGTGCCCAGAAAGAGGCGATTGAAGAGTCTTAGCACTTCCGAGAACTGAACTTCCGGATCCAACGACTTTTTTTCTTTTTCTTTTTTTTGTGTGTGGGTGTGGGCTTTCTCCTTTCTTTGTTTGTTTTCTTTTATAGGGGGTTCGGGGGAAATGTTTTCTTTTATTTGTTTCTTTCCTCTTACTTCTGTGCCCTTACCCTTGCCCTTGGCTGTGCCCTCAACTTCGGCAGAATCTTCGGAATCACCTTTATTTAAAGGGGTTTCGGGATTGTTAATCTGTGCCCTAGACTGTGCCTTTTGGTGTGCCCCTTGTTTAGGGTGTGCCATAGAGCGTGCCCCATCTTTGCCCTTAATCGTGCCCCTATCTGTGCCCTTGCTATCTTGAAGATACGCTGCACAATCTTGTGTATCAGTAACTTGCGAAGTTAAAATCTGTGCCCCTGATTGTGCCCCTATCTGTGCCCTAAAGAGTGCCCCATTCTGTGCCCCAAGTGGGTTTTGATAGGGTAGTATGCAGTGGGAGAGGGGATGCGAACTGTTAACATACACTATTGTTGAGGCTTTAGGGGAGCTGCATTTTGTGATGATTCGCTCCTGTATGAGAACATCGATGGCACAGCGGATAGACTTGACCGAGGTATGGAGCCGATCAGCGAGCATACGTAAGGAGAGCGTAGCAGCGGAAGCCTCATTGTGGGTGGCAGACAGGAGCACGTAGATGAGCACCTGTACCACCACCGGACGATGAAAGTAACGCCACTGCAGCAGCTCTGGAGTAAGAATGTAGCCATCTGTTTTCATTTGCTGTTTCTTTTATTTGGAATCACTAGTGTCCCGTTTAAACGAGACGACATCTATTTAATTTATTTATAATCAATTAGT